CCTCTCGTGTTTAGACGGAAACATAATTTTATTTAGAACTGCTGTTTCTCATACTGAAAGAATGAGGATAACATCTGATGGTAAAGTTGGTATAGGTACAACTGCTCCGGATGCTAATTTACATGTCTCTGGCGATAAATATAATATAAAATTAAACTCTACAACTGGTTCTACAGAAGATTCAACTTTTATATGGGGATCAAGTTCAAATAAAAATACAGCATGGAGAATCGTTGACAATCCTACCAGTGGGTTATGGTTACAGTATGGTGTTTCAGGTGCAGACACCCATAATATGACAATAAGTGGTATGAATGCCACTAATTTAAATGCACTTGAAGTAAAAGCAAAGAATTTAACTGTAAATGGTAGTAAAGTATGGCATGCTGGTAATGATGGTACAGGTAGTGGACTAGATGCTGACTTGTTAGATGGGCATCATGCTGGATATAAAAATGGTGATCTTGCATTATATATTAATCTTCCAAAAATAACTGATTTAATAAGTCAGGGTTTATTAAGATCAGATTATGAGACAGTTGGCTATCCGACAGAGGATTTTTTGATTGCATTATGTAAATGGGCAATAAACAATTATACGGATGAAACTTCCCATGTATTGCTACAAGGAGAGATTACTCCTGCTGTCTCGGGGTGGTGTGTTTTGAATCTTTATGCTAATGATGGAAAAGATAACGCAACAGGATTACCAAAATATTGTTCAGGTCAAGTAAACTTAATTAATAAAAACTCCATATTATTTGGTTCTTATAATGGAACCTGGTATTATAAAACATTAGTAGATACTTCTAATCTAGAAGATACTCTAGCATACTGGTATGAAAACAATGAGAATGCTTCATCCACAACGTGTTTGACAGGTGGTAATAGAAATGTAATTGAATCATTAAGAAGTAAGTTTAAGAGATGTATTGCTAAACCCTATGGAGATGATGCTGCATTAATTAGTTATTGTAATGAAGAAAATAGTGCTAATTGGCCCGATGGTTCTGCTATTGATATTGACCTTTCTAGAAAAGAAAATAGAATGGTGTATTTCCCAAAATACTATCATAAAACTGTTGAAAGATCACCTGGCATTTGGAGAACTTATATTTCTGAACAACAAATTGATAGGGATTATATTGAAGAACCTGAAATGTTGTTAAGTACTTTTGAGGCTTATACTAATACTGATGGAACTTTAATGTCTGTATGGGGTGTAGCGTCTACTGCTTCACAAACAATAGCAACATTTGTTACACAAGCCAAAGCTAATGGTTCAATGTGGGGTATTGGAGATTATAGATCTCACGCTACTATAGCTAGAATGTTCTGTGCTTACTATAAGAATACTAATATTAGTACAAGTAATAGTGCTATACCATGTTCTGGAGGTACTAAGAGATATAACTACGGTAAAACTGGTGGAACAATGACTCTTGGTAATAGAGATGGTAAAGTTGCAGTTATAGAAGATACTGGATACTATTCAACTAACTTCTTAGGACTTGAAGACTGCTATTACAGTAAGTGGGAGTTTGTACAAGGAATAAACATTTTAAAAGGTAAATACGTTGTATATGACGGAGGTTCATTCCCAGATAAGGATGTAGCAGAGCTTGAAGCAGCAGGTGCTACTAATATCAGAGTTGTAGGATATGAACCTAATCCAGCTGCAACTACTGGATATAATGGATGGACTAAAGCCGTAGCTCAAGGTAAATATGGTGATGTAGTTCCTACAGCACATGGTGGATCTGAAACTACTTACTATTCTGACTGTAGTTGGTTTAATCCAACAGGAAATAGAATCTTTCTACGGTCGGGTGATTCGGGTAATGGTTCTCGATGCGGGGTCTTCGTGGCTGCTGCTTTTTATGCGTCCTCGTCTTCGTGGACCTATATCGGTGCAAGATTAGCCTTTTATGGTAAGATCGTTGTAGTTGATTCAGATACATTTAAGAAAATGCAGGCATAGTCCTGAGTAATACAGATAATTAAATATTAATAACAAGGGCGGGATCTAAAAGAATTACTATGGGATGACTTTATGGTAAGACTGCTGTCACATTATTTCATACTTGAAAAAACAGTCAGGTAATTCAGATAATGGTTCTCAATGCAGAGTCTTCATAGCTAATGCTAATAATGCATCCTCGAATTCATAGACAAATATCAGTGAAATTTTGGAACTAACAGATACTTTCAGATAATTACAAAAATGTTTGTTGAACTTAGATCAGCCTTACCTCTAGGTAAAAGATAACAGGTGCTTTGAAGAGACCCTAGTAGTATTGTGCGAACGGGTCTTACCACCAAAATAGCTTATGAAAAGAATAGGCAATTTATTTAATAGGATAATATCATATGAAAATCTGGTCCGGGCCGACAAAAAGGCAAGATTAGGTAAAACTAAAAGATACGGCGTTAAGAAATTTGACAGGAATCCACATGAAAATCTGGTCCGGTTACAAAAGGCATTAATAGAAGATACGTATCGTACTTCGGAATATTGCGTATACACAATCATCGCCGATCGTGGTAATAAAGAAAGAGAGATATATAGGCTACCGTATTATCCAGACAGAATAGTCCATCATGCTATAATGAATGTTATAGAACCTTACCTTGTTAGTAGATTTACTGCAGATATCTTTAACTGTTTAAAAGGAAGAGGTATCCATTATGGAGTAAAGAGATTGAAAAGAGATTTAAAAGCTGATAAAGAAGGCACAAAATATTGTTTAAAATTAGATATTAAAAAGTTCTTTCCTTCTATAGATCAAGATGTGTTATACTCACAGTTTGAAAAGGTATTTAAGGATAAGAAACTATTAAGATTATTACATCATGTAGTTTATTCTACACCAAAAGGTTTACCAATTGGAAATTATATATCTCAATTTGCAGCAAATTTGAATTTGACTTGGTTCGATAGGTGGATTAAACAAGTATTAAAAATAAAATATTATTACAGATATTGTGATGATATTGTTATATTACACCCAGATAAAGATTACTTAAGATATTGCTTACAAGAGATTGAAAAATATCTAGCTGATAACTTGAAATTAAAAGTAAAACGTAATTGGCAGATATTTCCTGTAGAAGCAAGAGGTATAGATTTTATTGGTTATGTATTTTACCATGATCATACTTTACTCAGGAAAGATATCAAAAAGAAGTTTATTTATAAATTAGGTTATAAAAGTAAGAATAAGAGGTTAACATCACTAGCAGCTTATTGGGGATGGTGTAAATATGGAAACTGTCATAATTTATGGTATCGCTTTACGAGATCTTATAATTTTAAAGATTATAGACAAAAATTATTAAGTAGTTATGGAATTAAAGAAAGTACAAGGTGATCATATACCTGAAGTAATAGAATACCTAGGAATGAATGAATGGGCAGTTAGATGGGATATTGAAGAAATTAATTCTGAAGATATACATGGTTATGCTTATTATGAATTAAAATTCAATGAAGAACCAACTTATGATTCTTTCGTAAGTAAGGTTATCAGAACTAGATATAGTGCAGATGAGGAAGCAGCATTAAAATCTAATATGGTTGAACAATTGCTTAGTGGCAGTCAACCTATTACCAGATATGATGAATGGCAATCTTTTCAAACACTTAGAACAGAAGCTAAAACAATTGGCAAACAAATATTTAATATTTAATTATGGTAATTAAAGTAAAATATAATGGGGAATGGGTTAAAATACCATACTTAAGTAGTGATCATGGTCGGGAACTAGTAGAAGAAGCACCTAAAGATGGTAAGCAATATGCTAGGCAGAATGGAGTATGGTCTGTAGTAAATATACCAGAAGTTGATTTTACTGATGTATATAATGCTATTGATACTAAAGTTGATAAAGTAGAAGGTAAGGGGTTAAGTACTAATGACTATGTTACTGCAGATAAAACCAAAGTTACAAACATCAATGAGGTAGTTGAAGCTGCTACTAAGAATATTACAGCAACAGGTATCTCTATTACTCTGGATAAAAGGAACTTAGTAACCAATGTAGTAGAAAATATAGAATTGAATCTTCCTGCATCTACTACAGCTTTAGCTGGTTTGATGTTACCTTCAGATAAGACAAAGTTGAATGGCATTGCTGCTGGTGCCGAAGTAAATGTTAATGCCGATTGGAATGCTACAGAAGGAGATGCATTGATATTGAATAAACCAATATTGGCTACTGTAGCTACATCTGGTAGTTACAACGATCTTACTGGTAAACCTACCATACCTACCGTAGACGTTAACAAAAAATATGTAGATGATAAATTAGCTACTAAAGCTGATTTAGCGGATTGTACAGTGTTTGACATCTTCATGAAAGTGGCAAACGGCGATACTCCATCTATATCTCAAGAAGACTATAATACATTACTAGAGAAGCTTCCAAACGGTTTTGTTAATACACTCCCAATTAGAGATAATGGTGAGTATATATCAAGTCTTTTTGGCGGATATAACACCAATGGTGATAATTCTATTTGGTTTTATGCGCAACAAACTATGGGGGTTAATCATTGTTCTATACAAATGTGGATACGTCAGAATTTAGATGTGGAAACTCAGGTTAATAATGATTATTTAATTCCGGTAACTGATGGAATTTCTATACAGGCAAGTGTTACAGATAATTCTACTGATCCTAATGTTAAGGAAGTAATAATACATACTACAGGTGACGGATCAAAAGCTTTAATGAATGATGGCAAGTATCGTAAGCTTCCCGTGTACGGGAGGAACCTGTTGCTGGGATCGGGGAAGGAGGTGAGTAATTCCAAGTATGAGCTGGCTGATTATTGGCTAACTGAACCGATATCTAAAGGAACACAAGTAACATTGACTATTTTTGGAGAATTGGGTGATGATAAGGAAATGTTCACTATATATAACTCTACTGGTGCAGTAGGTTCTATGGCTCAGTTCAGTAAGACTGACTTTGTGAATGGGAAGGCCAGTAAGACTTTTAAATGGATTACTAATATCGGAGATGCAGTAGCTGATAATACACATATGGTTGTATTTAGTTCTCCTAAAACTGGCACATCAATTTCCACTATCCATAAGATTAAACTTGAATATGGTGACATATCGACCGAGTGGTCTCCAGCTTGGGAAGATATACCAGATCTAGAAGAAAGATATGCATATGGTGTTGAGTGGGATACTGCATCATCTAATCCTGATGGGGTTAGAGTAGGTAATATGCAATTGCATAGAGAACTCCCTATCCAGAGTAAGATAAGGGGAGGAATAATACTGGATAATAAAGGTGGGATAAAAAGTTATCTAAATAATTCAAATTGGAGTAATATAAATACAGAATATTTAACAGAGTCTGTAATGACTGAAATACCTGAACATTGGTATAAATTATATCAATACGGAACTAAATTTAGAATGATGCTATCCGCTATTCCATTACCAGGATATAGCCATATAAATCAATTTTATATAAGTTCATTTGAGTCTGGAATAGATAGAAGCTCCTCTACTTTGATTTCTTCTTATGGTGTTGGAAGTACAAATGTAAATAAAAGAGGTGGTGATAACACCGCTGAATGGGATAGCACCTACCGTTCCTTGCTAGGTCGTCCCGTTACCAACCTTACCAGAGACCAATTCCGACAAGCTGCAAGAAAACGTGGAAGTGGTTGGGAGATGTACACCTATGGAGCACATAAAACCTTATTCTGGTTATTTGCAGTAGAATATGCTACATTAAATAGTCAAAAACCATTTAATGCTCAAAAAGATGCTAATGGATTCTCACAGGGTGGATTAGGAAACGGTCCAACACAAATGACAGATTGGACAAATTTCAATAATAATAGTCCACTTATTCAATGTGGTTATACTAACGAATTTGGTAATGGATCTGGAGAGAAGGCATATGTGGTGAAAAATGCTTCCGATGGTACTCATGCTACATTGATGGCTAACAGGTATCGTGGTATAGAGAATCCGTTCGGTCATATCTGGAAACACACTGACGGGGCCAATATACAGGTTACCACAGGCGATTCAGGATTATCTATACTATGGACTACCAGTGACCCATCGAACTTCAGCGATACCTCTTACACGGGTTATGACAAGAAGGGTAATGTCTGTCGTATAAATGGTCACGTCAAAAAGATGTTGCTTGGGGAAGATGGCGATATAATAGCCACGGAGGTCGGCGGTAGCACCTCTACCTACTGGTGTGACAACTACTACACCAGCACATCAGTTAGCCGCATGCAATTGGTAGTAGTTGGTGGTCGCTCGGACGATGGGTTGAATGCTGGCCTAGTTGACGTGGGTACGACTAATTCGTCTGGTATTGCTAATAACATCGGGTCTCGCCTTTGCTTTTTCCCAAAATATAAATCAACTGAAATAACTACAGAATAATATGAATAGAACATATAGTGATAAAATACCCAGTACAATAGAAAAAGATAATGGTGGATATTATCTATATAGATGGGGTATACAAGAAGAACAAAGAGATGAGTATATTGGTTATTCCTATTATGAAGTAACTGTATGGCCCACATTAACGGCTAATAAGATATTAGAAACATGTATTAATGAATTATGGGGTACAGATGTTGAAGCAAAGAAATTGAATGACTATAATGCTGCATTACTAGGGATATTAGATGAAAGTTATATAGATATTTACAAAGATTTCTTACAAAAGAGAAAAGAATTGAAGGAACAAGTAGATTCAGATTTCATTGCTTATGAACAAATGCAAGATGATCAAATAGTGAACAAATAACCGCTATTACTTAGGATAGTGTCAATTTATATAAGAGAACTTTTAGTAACTAAAGACGTTATAACATCAATTCTCATATCAAAAAATACCAAACGCTAACTGAAGTAAAATTTAGTTAGCGTTTTTGTTTTCCTTTCATATCAATTTATTATGTTAAATAAAATTCATCAATATTTTTTATTGTCCCAAGGAGTATCTAGTATGAACTACTTTAAAGAACTATTTAACGCTGGTCCAGCCAAATTTATTTCCTGCTTATTAACAGGAGCATTTAGTTGGGCGGCAGGTAGTTTTACGCCCTTATGGACAGTTCTATTTATCCTACTGCTAATCATATTAGTAGATGCTTATTTAGGGAGTAAGATAGCATTTAAGAATCAAAAAAAGTTTGAATCAAGAAGACTATGGAAAACCTTACGCAAATTTGGTTGGTGCGGTGCTATTATATGGTTTGCAAATCAAATAGATGTTAGTATATTAGTATCTATAGATGCTCATCTAGTAGAATTCTTTGCAGGACTTATTGCTGGAGTAGAACTATGGTCAGTCATAGAAAACTTGGCTACATTATATCCAGATGGACCTTGGAAACTTCTAAATAAGTTTATACGTAAAAAAGGTGAAAAGTATCTTGATATTACTATAGATAGAGAAGATTTACCTAAGATAAGAAGATTGGTTAAAAAGATTAAATAGTGAATTTTATACATTACATAAAATTAGGTGCTGTACTATTGATAGCAGTTTTAGGTTTTGATAATTACAGATTAAATAAGAAAGTAGATAATCTAGATAATGCGTTAGCTAGAGCTTCTGTGAATTTACATTACTATGAGAGTGCTCTCTCAGGAATGGAAAAACAAAACAAAGTATTACAATTAACTGTAGATGACTTCAAACATTCTGAAGATAGTTTAGTGCAAGAACTAAGAAAACAATCTAAAGAACTTAAAATAAAAGATAAGAAATTAAAGGAAGTCGCATCAGTAGAAACTATTATTTCTGATACAATAACTCAAGAGATTCCAGTGGATAGGAATTTTACAGTAGAGTTAAAGCCAAATCAATTGACAACTATCAAAATAGAAAGAATAGACAGCATGATCACACATGTGCTGGATATAAAGAATCGTCAAGATCTATTTATATATGAAGAGAAAGTATGGCGTAAAAAAGGTTTCTTTAGACGCTTATTTACTTTAAATTTTAAGAAGGATATAATTCCTCATTATCAAATAGTTAATTCAAACCCTTTAATACAAGTAACAGATACAAGGGTTATCAAAATATCAAAATAATTGCAAAATATTTCAATTTAGTATTAATCAATAAATAAATTGAAACTATGCATTTGAACAAAATATTAGAACAAATCAAACGCCATCAATCTCCATCAGAGGCTATAGATAAATTATCTACTGCTTTAGAGAAGCATGAGGGTAGCTTACTGGAGAAAGGTTTCACTATTTTGAAGTCAGAATTGGCTGCAAATATGTATGAAGCTATTAATGGCCCTCACTTTGATGAGGAACATGCTCGCTATGCTGTAGAGGGTATGGAGAATGAGGATGGTACAAAAGGTCCTCATTGGACGGTTGAAGAGACAACGTCCGTTGCCAATCAAATGGGCATAAATTTAAAATCTGAAAAACATAACAAATGGGATTGGTATGTTGCCATGAATATGATCTATTCAGATTATTACAAAGCAGTCGTTGCTATGACTGGCAGCGCAAATACCAAACACTTCGCAGAATTGGCAAAAGCTTGGCTATGTGACAAAGACATTGACGAAGGCAAGATGTGGCACTATTATGTTTATCTAATGTGTGACGATGATGAAAATGATTATAAAGCATATGAACGTATGCATGGTAGTCATAGCTATCGTAGTCCAGAGTATGAACATCGTATGGGCAGAGAAAAAGGGTATGACTATGAGGCTAGAAGCTATCAATATCCTTACTCTAGATATGATAGAGAAGAATTAGATCGTGATAGCAAACGTTAATATTTTAGATCTAGTAATACCTAAAGTAAAAACTATAGCAATAGGTGAGTCCACTGAAAATGTAGTATTAGGTATCTGTCCTAAAGTATGGTGTAGATTACCTAAAGAAGGTGTAATTGTTTTGGAGGTACGCCACACGGCAGAAGCATCGGGAGCTAGTCTACCTGTGTTTATTTCAGTTTCTGGTTCTGTAAGTACTGCTTCTAATACTCACAATATACCTTTAGTAAATGCTTCAAGTGCACCAATTACTGGTTCACAAGTTAGTGCTGGGAACAGATACATTGCATATTTTAACAAATGTGACAATGTAATACAGTTGATGAATTATACTCCAGCTGCTGCTCCTGCACCTGCTGCTTAATATATTAATCAAGATATATGGGCAGCTATGAGAGTTGCCCATATTCTTTAAACTTATAAAGATATGACATTCTCTCAGTTAACGTCGGGTACAAGAATACACGTACTCGAGATAACAGGTACTTTTAAAAAGAACACAACGTACAGTTTAGGAACGGTAGTCAGTGTATCAAAACCCTATGACGAACCAATGCCACCGACACAATTTCCGATGCCTATGCAAAATAGGCGTAAGCTCGTGGATCTAGTGATTTCGTGTGATGGTGAACAAAGAAAACTGTCAGTATCTGAAGATAAAACAATGATGACTGATTCAAACATTGGTCTTACTATAGCAACAGAAAAATCACAAATTGTTAACATGGTTAAGCAGTCTCTAGAAGATTGCAGAATCAAGAAAGAGAGCCTAAGTAAGATTGATGAGGAGATGAGGAGATGTGAAGACATCTTAAAAATACTTAATGTAAATTCGGACATAACAACCAATGTGACAAAAGATTTCAAAGAACTTGATGAATTGAGAGCTGAAGTGAAAGAGCTTAAACAACTTTTACAAAATATTTCTACTGTTCGTCCGGAAGAAAACAATATCGATCCTCCTACTGAGGAAAAAGAAAATGAAATCTAAAACACAAAGGTTGGCTATTTAGTCAACCTTTTTTATTTTAAAACAATATGAGTACACTTTATAATAATAAATACGACATTCTAGCTAGTACAATTCAGCCTAATCCTACATCTGTTAAATATTGGGCAGATTTATCATCTAATGCAAATGGTGGAGATCTAAAGTATTTTAATGGTACTAAATGGGTTCTAGTTAATAATAAAGCTACTGAAGATATTTCTCAGATAAAACAGCAGATAGCGGATTTAGAACAAAACAAAGAAGATAAAGTTGAAGGTAAAGGATTGTCTACTGAAGACTATACTACACAAGAAAAAAATAAACTTGCCAGTCTTCAAAACTATAACGATGATGAAGTAAGAGAGTTAATTTCAGCTTTGAATCTTAGATTGACTACTCTAGAAGGTGATTATGAAGCTTTAGAAGCTAGAGTTGCTGCATTAGAAACACCTGCTGCATAAAATGGGATTAGATAATGTTTAAGAACAAAAAAGTATATTTTGGAATAATATATTCGTATCTAAATACAATTAACGGAAAGGTGTATGTAGGGCAAACTACTAGACCAAATGTGAGATATAAACAACACATACAGTGCGCTCTAAATAATTTAGATAATACTGTATTTCACAAGGCCATTAGAAAATATGGAATACAATCTTTTGTATATAAAGTTGAAAAAATAATAGTTTGTAATTCTTACAAACTATATCGCAAAAGAATTGATTTTTATGAAAGGTGTTTTATAAAATTATACGATTCTAAAAATACTGGATATAACATGACTAATGGAGGTGGTAATGTGTGGAACAATGAATTTAAAAAGGGTAAGCACCTTTCTGAAGAGCACAAAAGAAAAATCTCAGAATCTGGAAAGAGATTACACAAAACTAAGAACAATTCTATGGAGAATAACCCAAGATCGAAAAAAGTAATATGCGCTGATGAACTTGGTAATGTGATAAAAACCTACTCTTGTGCAAAGTACATTTGTATGGATTATCCAATTGTGTACAGTACTCTTAAACGCAAATTACAATTAAATAATTGTATAATTGACGGATTACATTTTTATTATGCAACTAAAATTGAATAGAATTTTTAAGACAAATACATTCACTATTGGTGAATTGTATATTAATGAAAAGTATGTAACGGACACCCTCGAAGATAGAGTAAGGCCAGAAGGAGAAAAGGTATATGGTAAAACTGCAATACCTGAAGGTACATATGAAGTTAAATTAACTCACTCTCCAAGATTTAAGAAAATATTACCAGAGATTCTTAATGTACCTAACTTTAGTGGTATTAGAATTCATACTGGTAATAGTTCTAAAGATACAGAAGGGTGTATCATTGTAGGTACTTGGGATGGAGAGAAAGAAGATTGGGTAGGTAGTTCTAAAATAGCATTCGATGAACTAATGACTTTACTTGAGGAAGCTACAAATAATAAAGAAAAAGTAACAATAACTGTAAAAAGTTTATTAAATTAATTATGATATTTAATTCACTAAATACAATAATAGATGATATATTTCTTACTTATAGAGATAGTAATATATCTGAAAGTGAGAATTTGTCACGCATACAAGTAGAACAGTGGATTCATCAATATAGGGCCTATTTAATTAAGCAAGATTTAGATAAAGGTCGAGATATTAATCCTAGCTATATACAGACATTAGGACCATTGCATATATCCAAAGTAAGTACATGTGGAGTACCTAATGGGTTCCATTATATATCAGATAAAGAATTACCTAAATTTATAGATTTGCATTTTGGCACTGGTCTAGTAGCAGTTAAAGATATGCATGGTAATCTGATTCAGGTTGGTAATGAAACAAAAGCTAAATATCAGACAAGTAGAAAATACACATGTAATGATTATATTGCTTTCTTAAAGAATAACCATTTATATTTAAATGGGCCTGGTTTTCTAGAGTATGTAGAAATAGAAGGCATATTAGAAGACCCTACAAAAGCAGCAGATTGTTATGATTATGATAGTCCATATCCTATCCCTGCTAATATGATTCCTACTTTGAAGAACTTAATATTTAGCAAAGAACTAAATATAATGTTAACTGTACCTACTGATAATACAAATAATAGTACTAACGATGTAAAACAATAATGAATGGAAACTAAGTCATATACTGGAAAAGATTTTTATACTAGCTACTGTGATTACATAGAAGATAACCCATTATATCAAGTAGATTATAAAACGTTTAGAGGAGTAATTAATGATTACTTCAAATACTTGAGAGATGAACTAATAGAGAATGGTAAAGAAATAAAGCTACCATGTAGATTAGGCACTTTAAGTGTAATTAAACATAAGCCTAAAGAGTATTCTGGAAAGAGTCTTAGAATAGATTATGCTGAATCAAAGAAGCTAGGTAAAATGGTATATCACTTAAATGAACATTCAAACTTCTATAAATATAGATTTTATTGGAATAAGCATAATATGCTTACATCAAATAAGACTATGTATCAATTAGTAATGACTAGAGATAATAAGAGGCGGCTAGCCCAAATTATTAAAAATAAGGAAAGAGATTACTTAGAACTGTAAATTTTATGATAACGAAATTAACATCAATCAAAACTGTGATAGCCAAAGTAATAGCAGATCTAGGGTTAGAGGAAGATGAAATTAAGATTTCTGATTTTAGAGAGTGGGCTGCTGAAGGTATTGAAAAAATTGGTGCAGTACAACAGTTTGAACACATTGTTTCAGGTGTAGAAGGTGCCCCAATTATCAAAATACACTGTCATCAAGCACAGTTACCTTGTAACCTACATAAACTACACCAAGTTGCATATTCTTTTAATTGTGATGGGCCTTGGTTTCCTATGAGGAAAGCTACAGGTTCATTTGCTGCTTGGGGTTGTGATGAATGCTGTGATTGTGAAAAACCCGAAATGTGGGTTAAGGATGAAGTATTAGTAAATCTAGTTGTAGATCTATACGGTAATATTGATAAAACCGAAGCACTAGAAATGCTAAATACTAATAAAAACATGAAGACAATACTTAGGAACCTAATTAATAAGCATACTATTAATTTAGATTATATGAAAGGTAATACAAGTACGAATCCTAATTGGGATTTGCAGTACAGTATTAAACCCGGTTATATAATGACAAATGCACCATGTGGATATCTAAAATTATCATATAGTGCTATACCTACTGATGAAGATGGTTATCCATTAATTCCAGATAGTGCTTCATATATGGAAGCAATTTACTGGTACATTGCACAAAAGATAGGATTTCAAAAGTATATAAGAGGGGAAATGAATCAACGTATATATTATGATATGCGTAATTCTTGGAACTTCTACTGTAAGCAAGCATATGCAGAAGCTATGCTACCTAATGAAGATGAATTAGAGTCTATTAAAAATACATGGAACAAGATACATACAGAATTTCTTGATCATAATACGTTTTATAGTCATACTGGTTCTAGACAACATATATATAATGCCAATTAATTATGAGTGCAAGAAGACAAACAAATACATTCTCTGGTGGTCTTAATATGGACGTAGATTATTCTGTGTTAAAGGATAATCAATATATATATGCAGAGAACATTCGTATACTAACGAATGAAGGATCTTCTTTTGCAGCAATGCAAAATATAGAAGGATTCTTAATGTGTAGACCTTCTTCAAATTTGTCTGGTGAAACTATTATACACGTTACCACAGTAAGAGATTGGGCGATTGTTTTTACTAAGGTTAATGGTACAAATAACAATAATGTCTATAGAATTGATTTTTCTAGATCCCAAGAGGAACCAATTGTAACAAAAGTAGTAACTAATAGACCTTTAGATATAGAAGTATCATCTAGCAACGTAGCTGCAATTAGTAGTGTATGTAGATGGGAAGCAAGTAATAATGTAAAAGTATATTGGGCAGATGGTCATTCACAAATTAAAGTAATCAATGTGGATGATGATCACATATCTAGTAATTCATCTATTACTTCGGATACTATAGTAATGCTACCAAAGGCTACATTACCCCCATTTGAATTTAATGGATTTGGAACAGGTAGTTTAGAATCTGGAATGATACAGTACTGTTATCAATTGTTTAAAGTAAGAGGTACAGAGTCTGCAATATCTCCACTTACTCCTCTTTATCATTTGAGTGATAAAGACCAAAAAACTAATTACAATGCTGTAAGAGGAAGTTCTAAAGGACAAAATACTGGTAAGTCCATAAAGTTACAGGTAAGAAATAATAGCACTGGATTTGATAGAGTTAGAATAATCTCTTTATTCTATAAGGCAAAGAATGAAGTACCTGTAATATCCATAGTAGATGATATAGTTATTGGAACTGGTTCTGTAATAAACTATGAAGATAAAGGCGGTAGCTTAGTATCTGAATTAAGTATTGATGAATTTAATTCATTAGCCAATTACACATTTATACCTGAAGTAATAGAATCTAAAGATAATAGATTATTTGCTGCTAATCTTACTGAGGAAACATGGGATGTAGAATATGATGCTAGAGCATTTAGAGCTAATTCTTCTGGTAATGTATTATTGCTATCTAACTCTGGTTCTTCGTTAAACTTTGCTCTATCAGCATTAACTACTACAAATATACCTAAAGACCACGATTGTATATGCCCATTTAATGTAGACGGCAGTGCATACAAATACACTACTTCTCCAACAGGAGGATACATACAAGGTGGAAAAGGCAAGAATGTATCATATAGATTCATTACTACAGATTTACTAGAAGATGCATCTACTACATCTAGAGGAATGATAAATGAAGAATTTACATTCAATGCTTCTTCAAGATCACTTACTAGTTTAGGTATTAACTATGAAGGTAACGATAAATCAAATTCAATAAGTTTATCGTCTGGTAATAAGATACCAAACTATTCTAATGCTGAAATAGAATCCAAAGTAAAAGGATATATGAGGGATGAAATCTATAGATTTGGTATTGTACTATACAATAAACAAGGTTTAGCATCTCCTGTACATTGGATAGGTGATATAAGAATGCCATCTAATAAAGATTCTGGTTATAAGTTTTTTACTTCCAATGAGGCTAGTGATTATGGATCTAATTTATCAGTTGTTACTAAACCTCTTGGCATTGAATTTGAAGTAAAGAATTTACCATCAGATGTGGTAAGATATGAAATAGTTAGATGCGAAAGAACTCTATCTGATAGAACTATATTAGCTCAAGGAGTAGTAAGTTGCATTACAAATTATGATAGAGATTCTAACATCTTAACACCTTTCCCATATCTAGCTTATTCAAACAAGCACGGTTACTATGCAAAGACTCACAACAATGGAGATTTCCAATATACCTTTAATTTGTCAAATACACAATCTAACAATTATTTCATGTTTGTATCTCCAGAAATAGCAGTCAACAGAGAAAATGCTGATGCATTAATTGATAAGTTTCAAACAGTTGAAAAGGTAGGATTTATGACATCTCCTATTACTGCGGACGGTGATTGGGGAATTACAGAAGCTGGAGCTACAAAAGTATTAGCAAATGCTAGATCTATAAAGTACGATGGTACTACGATAAAACCAACTAAAACATTAGGTAATCAACCTAGTAATGGCTATGTATCTGGAGGATGTGTTGTGATAAATAATGATGATTTTTATGCAGCATTGTTAGCTAAATACTATGGACTATATGTTGAAAGTGGTGTACAATCAGCTGCAATAGAAAGTGCAAAATATGCTGGTCCTAGTAGTCCTTGGTTAACAAACGGTGATCAGCCTTGGTATAATGCTGAAGCAGTGACTATTGGTGACAAAGTTTATTATAACTGGGTGTGGGATAATATTAGAACTGCAGGAGATGGTGAAGTAGATAAGACTGATGCAAATAATGTTAGAAAATATGGTCCACATGGAATTTGTGCTATATTTAAAAGTGATAACATGATCTCTAACATATCTTTAGCATCAGGATCTTCAAGTGCTAGATATTTAAATGCAGTAGTATTATGTAACATGAAACAAAGTGTAAATGCTTATGGTGGCAATTCCTACTCTGCTGTACAGAATTCTGTGTATATTACTACAGGAGCTAGTGCTGAATCTAGTGTTTCCACAGTGTTGTGTTATGGTGGCGATACTTATCTAAACATATTTGATTATAATAACTGTATGTTTAGTTACAATACAGATGATTATTATAATAATAAATCAAATAGATTATTTTTAGGTGCGTTCATACCATGTGAATCAAGTATTAATTTAGCATTAACCCATGCTGATTCATCTATAAATAGAACTTATCAAGCTGGTGATGGATATGCTAATCATTTTGTAGAAGACGATATAGTAACTGTTGGAGATTTATACACTCAAAATACTCCATCATATGCATACAATGACGCATATTCTGCTCAGCCTAATGCAAAGAAATTTGTAGCTAAATCTATCTATAATATAGATAATCTATTAACAGACACTCGTATCATATCTTCAGAACTGAAAACAAATAATGAAGTTACTGATTCGTGGACAAAATTTAAAGTAGCTAATTATCTTGATGTAGATACTAGATTTGGTCCAATTAATGATATGAAACTGTTTAAAAATAATTTAGTATTCTGGCAAACAGACGCTTTTGGCACAGTTGCAGTGAATGAACGTTCTATTATAACTGATAATAACCCAGGTGCTCTTACTCTAGGTGTTGGTGGTATACTAGATAGATATGACTATTTTACCACAATGAATGGTGAAAGTCCAAACCAGTTAAGAGCAAATACTCAATCAGATAGCACTGTGTACTGGTATGATAGTAAACGTAATGAAATATGTGGTTTTAATGGTCAATTACAAACTGTATCTAAATTAAAAGGAGTTCAATCTTATTTGAATAAGAATAAAGACTTATTTAAAAAAGATCCTATTGCAGTTTATGATAAGAAATATAATGAGGTTCTGTTTACTCTAGGAGATAAAACACTAGCGTTTAATGAACAACTAGGAGTATTTACTTCATTCTATAACTACAATCCAGACTATTATGCAGAATTTAGTGATAAACTATATTTGTTTAAGTCATTAAAACTATTTAAGTATAATGGTGGTGAACAAACCAATTTAGATTCTGATAAAGCGAAAGTATCTGAAATAGAATTTGTAGTAAATGCAGAGTATCCACAAACTAAAACATTTGATAATGTTGAATATGGTGGTGATTTTACTACAGATACTAATTTTGATTTGATACTATTTACTACGAAAAGGCAAACTAGTGAAACATTAACTAGTGAAGACATTGATTACAGAGAGGATACTTATAAATTTGCAATTCCTCGTAATGCATTAAAGCTAAATGAAGTAGAACAGCTAGCTAATAAGTCTTATAAGGACAGAATGAAGGGAAAATATCTCATCTGTAATTATAAGTATGATTGTAATGGTGGTAATGAATTTAAAGTACCTTATATTAGTACAGCTTATAGATACTCAATGATATAATATGAAAAAGAAAATTAATAAGAAAAACGTACCAGCATATGCATTTGGCATGGATCAACTGCCTAATTACCTTGGTGGAGCTAATGTTCTTGGCTCTGCCATTTCTGGTTTATCAGGAGAGGGTTCTACTGGAGATGTAGCTGGTAGTACTATAGGTGGCATAGGATCTGGAGCCGCTACTGGTATGACATTAGGTGGTCCTATAGGAGCTGCTGCAGGAGGAATTATTGGTGGACTTACTGGTTTATTTGGAGCTAGAAGCCGCAAAAAACAGATGGAACAAATGCGGCGTAGAAAAGAAACCATGAATAAAACTCAACTAGGTATGAATGCTGCAGCAAATCAAACAGCAGAATATTGGGATGATAATGTGTTAGCATATACTTATGAGAATGGTGGTATACTTCCTGATTTAGCCTATGTAGACAATAATGAGGTTATCAGAGGGGACGATGGAACTATTATGCAAGTTCCTAATAATAGACCCGGTACAGATAATCATTTAATTGATGCGTCTAATTTAGAGTCAGTATTATCTGATAAAATTAAAAGACCGGGAACAAATAAAACTTTTGCACAAGAAGGTAAAAAACTTACTAGAATGACGAAGCCAAGTAAAGGTAAAGATATATTTGCTGATAATACAAATATGTTAAATAAACGAAATGCTAACTTTGCATATGATAATCTATTATCAGAACAGGAGGAAGTAAAAGCTAAAAAAGGAATTAAACCTAAAAAGAAAGGTATTCCTGCTTATGAAAAAGGGTATAGTCTTCGACGTCCAAATATATACACAGAAGCACTAGATGAAGCTTTACATTATGTTCCAGTAGAAACACCAAAAAATGCTAAGACTAGAACTAAGGATAAATTAAGTAAGCCTATAGATCCTGTACAATTACCGGAGAATAGAAAAGAGTATTGGAGGAATAATGATTTATATTATGCTGATCAGTTACCAGATGTAGAGGTGACCGCTAAAGCACCTGCTACTCCTGCATATATGAGACACGTTCAGCAATGGGATCCATATTGGTCTTCAGTATTAGGTGCGGCTAGTGATAGAGATAAATCTAGATCAAATATCCAATTAAATCCAAATAAGCGTATAATTCAAACATATGGTAGTGCTCCTGCTTTTTATGCTCCTGTAACAGGAGATGGTATCGACGCTATTACATATGCTAATGATGAGCCGATTTCTGTTGATACACCTGTTGTACCAACTAAAACGGTTCCTAATTATAACTTTGTAGATGCTCCAATGCTTGATATTGAAGAACCAGTTATTGGTTTCAATGATGCTTATACTCAATCTTTAGAAACACCTAAGAAACCAATTGCAGCAAAACCGGATTTATCTCCTATATCAAATACGGTAGGTAATAAAAAGAGTCCAAAAGATAAAGCTGGGGTTATTGATTATTCTCCAGACTGGTTGTCATTAGCTCCTACCGTATATAATGCTTTACAATCTTTACGTAATCCAGAGTATGAACAAACTGTTTTAAATCCTTACACAGGTGCTATTACTAATACTATGGCTAGACGTAGAATGAATATAGAACCTGCAAGATTAGCCAACAGTAGATCAAGGGCTATTTCAAATTATAACTTAGCAAATATTAATGCTAACACTGGTGCTAATTTAGCAGCAAGAACTCAAGCTGCTGTTGATGAGTATGCTGCTAATGCTAATATGTATGCTACTAAACAAAATGCAGATAATGCTTACTTGGGTGAATATGCTAATACCTTAAATAACTTAGGTCAGCAATTTGTTCAAAGTAGAACTCTTGCAAATGATTTAAATGCTAAAAATAGAGCAGCTGCTAGAAGCTTTGGTACTGCTGCTGTTAGTCAATTAGGACAATGGTCTCAAGTAAACAGACAGATGAAGAATCAAGCAGCAAGAGATAATATGATTTATCCATATCTAGCTAATTTCTTAGCATATGGTAATCCTACAGAGTTGATTCAACAGATGAATAGACAATATTATAAAAGATAATTATGGTAAATAGATATGATCGTCCTGCAGAAGCGCAGTTCATAAATACATATGTTCCTCTACCATTCCAGCAATTATATACTCTAGGTAAAGAAGCAAATGCTAGAGTAGATAAAGCTATTGCAGATTTATCTGGTGCTCTGGATAAATGGTCTGATTTTAGATCACCATCAGAAAAAGATACTAAGGCTTGGTACGATGAGACAATGGGTAAAGCTAAACCTATTATTGATAAATTAGCACAAAATATCGATTCTCTTAAAACTCCAGAAGGTAGAGCTCAGATTAATTCTTTAATCAATAATGTGGATAGATATAAATTAGCTACTTTAAAACAAAGTAGAGAGGGTATGCTACAAAGAATGGAAATGAATCAGAAGTTAGCAGCTGCTGGTAAGTTTAATGAAATGTGGCATGGAGTTGATTTTGCTAACTACGATACACTTACTTCTGGAATTTATAATGATGTATCTCCTTTAGCATATAAGGATGTTAGAGAGTTATCTGATCCGTATTATGCTAAGTTGCAAAGAGGATATCTATATACAAAAGGTGGTTACGATTACTTTGGAAATTCAAAGGAAGATATTGAAGCTGTAGCAGATGCTCACTATAATGATATCGTTAGTACTCCAGAAGCACAGAAGCATATGCAGTTATTTAAGCAAAGAACTGGGGCTACAGATGAAGAAGCTCAAGCTTGGTTTAGGCAACAAATTATTGATTCTAATATTGATAGAACCATTAGACCAACAAGAGAGCTTAATCAGTATGCTAAGATGGCTGCTGAGCAAGCATATCGTAGACAGTTGAAAGCTACAGAGAACGCTCAAGGTTCTCCAGTACAATTTACTACAAAGCTTGCTGCTACACTTATGAACAGACCATATGGCCCTCAAACATCTGAAAGAGGAAACAAATTAACTTATAATTCACAGTTTGATAGAATACAAAAAACATTTGCTCCTGATAGTAAATATAGAGATATCTATATTAACAGAGTGGATGAAAATGGCACTCAATTACCTTTAAATAGAAACAAGAGTGCATATGGTATTGTATCAAGATTGTCTACAGATATTGGTTCACAAGCAAACTTTATTAATGACGCGATGCTTGATAAATCTTCTATGGTTAGAGGATTAGCAGGTACTCCAATTTATTCTGGTAATAGCGTTTATGGAATGATGACACCTGAACAATATATCAACTCTAAGTTTGGTTTAAGCGTTAATGAAGCTAACTGGAACTCAAATCGAGTTAAATTTGAAAGAGACCTTATTGCTGGTAATATTCCTAATGTGGGAGTTACACCTACTAATAAAGTACTTATTGAAAATGGTATTCCCGGTGATGAACAATTCACTCAAGAATACAAAACGTATGTTCCAGTACAATACTTCATTGATAATGGCTATAACTTTGGAGAAACTGATCCTGAAAAGCTAATTAAAAATGAAGACTTTAATAAGTTCTTATCAACATTAAATGGTAGATTACCTAGTCCTTCTGGAGACATTGTTAAGAAACCTAATATCAAATTTGGTAGTGATAAAAATGCTGCATATAGAGAGATACAAAGTAGTGGATGGTTATCAGATCCTCAGTATGCTGCAGCTATTCAATACGATGGTATTTATGTAGAGGTACCTGTTATGCGTCAAGTACTTAATAATCAGCAAACTAGGGAAAGAGCTAATTTGGAAGAATTCCAGTATACTAAAATGGGTTCTAAATTAAATGCTGCTTACAGAGGAGATAATGAAGAATTAATCTATGGACAGTAAAAACAATATACAAGATATATCATTAGCCACTAGACTTCGTAAACAAAATTACGAAAAATATCTAGATGGTTCTAATGCTTCAAGTATTGGAGTAGGATCTACTGTAGATCCTACTTTGGTGCTTAGAGACTTAGCTAGTTATAACAAAGATAGTTATAATAAAGATTTAGATACAGAAAGCACTCTAGATGAAAGTTCTAATGATCTTAGTACTACAGAATTAATATTTAATTCTGCAAAGGCAATGCTTCGTGATATGAACGAAGCACAGTTGTCAAATACTAGAGGTGTATTACGTAGGGAAGTATTACCAAATATAGACAGATTTAATAGCAATCTTAATCTATTTTCTGCATATGACAATTTAATGTCTGAGAAGAATTCTCTTCTTAATCAATTATCTACTACTCAGGATAGTAATGAAGCAGACGCAATAGCAATTCGATTACAAGAAGTTGAAAACGAATTAAATCAGACAAAAGAAGGGTTAAATGCATTAGGAGTATCACCCGACTTAAGTAATGCTCAAGAGATACGTGCACAGCAAGAACAGCAATTACAATCATATAAAGATAGAGCTCAAGAATTATATGTTGATATAGCTACAGATGAAGCTGATATTGCTAGATATAAAGTAGACGAACGCTTTCAGAGAGCTATGGAAGAGAATAGCGAATTCAAATGGACAGAACCAAGTAAATGGATATATTCTGTACCATCTGCTGTAGGTTCTTCTTCTTCTGCTTGGATGTGGCAAATAGCCCCATATGCTACTACAGCATTAAAAAGTGTAATGACTAAGAGTCTGTTGAAGGCAGGTACTATGGCATTAACTGGAGCTGCTGCTGGTAGTGTAGCTCCAGGAGCTGGTACTCTTGCAGGTGGTGCTATTGGTGCTACAGCAGGAGCATTAAGCATTGCATTAGATCTAGGTAATGCTGCTATGATGATATATTCTAACTATAAGCAAGCTGAGAATGAAGCTAATGCTAACGTATCAGATGATTATAGAGATAGAGTATCTAATATATTAAGTCAAAGCGGTAGTTCTGTACAAGCTGTAGTTAATGCAGCTAGATCACAAGATTTACCAGAAGAGTTCAGCAAACTTACTGATGATAAATTGTTTGAAAAGATTCTTGACGGTCAAATTCAAATAGAGGATCAATCTTTAAGTAATGCTATATCTCAAGCAAGACAAGGTCTGGACAGAGATTTTGCCCAAAACATGGCTATCACATGGGCAAGCAATTTAGCGGAAGATGCTCTTATGGTTCCTTACTTTGGAAAAATTGCAGATGGCTGGATTGGGAAAAGTCTTAATACAGTTGCATTTGGAATGAATCCTGTTGAAGGTTTAGGAGAATTAGCTGCTAGTCAAGCTAAAAAGAAAATGTCCAAATATGTATTGGGTAGAAATGCAATTGACGTTGCAACAAAAAAATGGGCTAATAGAGCTGCAAAAGCCGCATATGTTGGAACAGATTTAGCATTACGTAATGCTGCAACTGCATTTAATGAAGCAATTGAAGAAGGATCACAATATACTACAGGTCAAGCCTATAAGCGTGGGGACTTTGATAGTTCTGATTTAGACCTAGAAGGATTAGCATCATCCTTAGTAGGAGCATATAAAGAAAAAGCTACTACTGTAGCTAACATATTAGGAAGTCCATTTGGCTATCAAAATCCATTATATGAAAATGATACAGAATATTGGAACAATGTTAAGTTAGGAGCTGCTGCAAGTCTGTTATCTCCAATCCAAGGTACTGTTAATGTTAGAGGTGCTTATTCTCTTGTGAAAGATACACAAGGGATGGATAGAGTAAATGAGTTAGCTGCAAATGAAATCAATTCTAAGGAAGAGATGGAGAAAGCAATAACTTATGCTAGTGGTAAACTAAAAGGGCATGAAGCTGAGATTGTAAATGCTTGGAGTATGTTAGCTGATGGTAAAACAGAAAACTTACCAGAAGGATTTAACAGAGAGGATGCATTAGAAGAAGCTAAATTTGCATCTAGAGCTTTCTCTTTAGCTAAGAGTAAACAAATGAAATCCTTAGCTAAGACTATGGACATTGAAGAAGATACAGAAGAGTATGGTACACTTGTTGGTCTTGCAATGCAAGCAGAAAAAGAGTACACTTCTTCTATTCAAAATGCCAGAGTAAGAAGACAAGAATTAGATAATGCTAAGAATAATTTTGTAAATGATCCTATATCAGAGGAAAGCCTAACAATTGCTATAGATAGTGCTTATAGACAAATTAATGATACAGCTACTACTCAAGATGAAATTATATCTAAAGATGAATTAAGAGAGATTTATGATAGACAAAGAAATTTGAATATCATGAGTAATATGATTACTGAAATTGATACAGCAATAAATCAATTGAACGAAAGTAAAAATGAATCTGAGTTCAGAGGTAATCAATACTCTTTGGCTAAATTAGAGGATATGAAATATCGTCTAAATGCTAGGAAGAAATCTATTCTAAAGAGTATGCCATCTTGGTATAAAAATAATGCCAATACTATTAATAATGTAGATACAGCTATGCAGTTCGTTACTATGAATGAACATGTATCTGGTCTTAACAAAGCTACAGAAGATAGTATATTAGCAGAATTGATGCTAGAAAGGAATAGAGAGATCTTAAATTCATTTCATGGTATAGATAATGGTAAAATTACTCCTACTGAAGAAGTAGAAAGAGAGAATATAATAGAGCTAGGTAAGACTAAACCTTACAAGAAATCCAAAAAGTTAAGACTTACTGCTTTAAGAAATATTCATGAGCACCAAGGAGATACACTTATTAGTGAAATGTTTGATTTGTATCAAACTAAGAAAGCTGAGAGTAAAGAGGCTACAGAAGGTGCTCTAGGAGTTACTGAGCAACAAGCTGCATCTAAACCTATTGTTCCTTCTAAGCCGGTTACTGCCCCTACTGGTCCAATGCGTACTGAGCAACAAGTTGCACCAGAGGTAGAACAAAAGCCTACTCCTCAAGTAAGAAGGACTGTTAGACCAACTCAAGCTAATATTGCATCTCAAGAGTTAAGTGAAGCAGATCAAGCCATCATAGCTGCTGCAGAAGGACAAGATATTGGTTTAACCCAAAGAAAACAGCAACCACAAGTTGAACCAGAAGTTCAGCCCCAAAATAACGATAGTGCAAAAACTGAACCTGTTGAAACTACTAATGAAATATTAGGTGCAGATGAAGACCCATTTGCTGGTGGAGTAGGTGGTGTAGCAACTGAAGATGTATTTAATGAATATGGTGGAGCTGTTGAAGAACCTACTAAGACATCAAAGAAGGCTAAAGAATCTAAACCGAAAGCAACTAAAACTGAGCAGGCTAAAAAGGATACTGCAAATGCTAAAGAAGAGTTTAATGAAGCAGCAAGAAACTTCTTTGATCTTCTTGAAGACGATACTTTAGGATTCGCATTTGACCCTGCTGCTCAAGCTGAAAAGCAAGCAAAGATATTCAAAGCTTTCTTAACAATACTTGGTAAAGCGTTTAACTTAGGAGCATATAAGTTCAAAGAAGTAGCTTTGAATATGTATGAAGCTATTGGTAGGGATAGAGAAAAATTATCTCAGCATTTTGATGCTATTAAGGGGGCATATTCTACTGCATACTACAATATGCCAGAGAATGTTAGAGGTAAAATGACAACTCCAGCAGAAGTCGCTGAGATTACTGTAGATGATTTGTTTGACCCACAACCAGCAGAGTTAACTGAAGAAGAAGTTAATGATGCAGCTAAAGATGGAGTTATACCTACACCAGTAACCCCCGGTTCGGTTCCACCTGATGCTATTAGTGATTCAGAATTAGCTGAATTCACAGAGAATAGTGAGTTAGGTATTTTAAATACTTTCCATTATACTCCTACTGCTAATATTGGTGAAACTATAGAATTAGGCGGTGCTAGAATTCAATTCTCTCCTAACTCTGAATTACCTAAGCTGTTTAAAACTAAACAAGATAAACTTACTTATGAATATTCTGTAGCACCTTACTATGATAATATTCGTAAGAAAACAGTACAATGGAATGATCCTAGTACCTATGATTATGCCAGAGTAGGATTAATAATTACTAATACTGAAAATGGTAAAAGGTATTGGGTTGCGATGAGAAGTCCGAACAATATTCGTAATCTTACTCCAGAAGAATATCCTGAGATGATAAGAAAACTACGGGAACGTAGACAAGAAATTATCTCTAGGTTTGTAATGAAAGATTCAAATGGGTCTTTACTAAATAAGGTAGATACTAGAATAAAGGTAACTCCTACTAGATTGTTGTTGCATAATGCTATTGAAGGTACTATTTCTCAAGAGATACCAGTAAATGATAAACAATTTAAAGATGTATTTCAGTTTAGTGGTAATCTAGATGAAGAAATCAATAACTTTGGATATAGTACTGGTGTTAGAGGTACAAGTACAATATTTACCGCAGAAGGTGATAATACTGGTTTTATTGGTACTACTTCTGGTGGTGTGTATTATATTATCGATGGTAAAAAAAGGTTGTCTGGTAGACCATTACCATTAAAATTATCTCTAGCGCGCTTCAATTCTTATCCTAAATTAGCAGAGGCAATCTCTACTATAGTATTTAAAAGCGGATTTAAAGGTGGACAGAACATAAATAATACAGATTTAATTGCATCTGATATTATTGAAATGTTTTTAAACTATGGTGAACTTACTTCTGTAAATAATGAATCTGATATTAGTGATTCTGCAAAAGCTAATTTGCGTAATAAACAATTGTATATAGACAATAAAGGTCAGTTTGGTGTATTGCACTATGGTATTAATGAAGTATCGCTAGCTGGTTTGTCTATTGCACAGAAAGAGCAAGAGAGAAAGCATTTTGAAGATTGGTTACTATCTAATGGTTCTATGCCTTTTAAAGTTCCTTCAAAAGGAAATGATAAATTAGCAGTTAACATGAAAATGAATCTATTATTTTCTGGTAGACTGGCTAGTAGTGTTGAAAAAGCAGGTGGTAGATTAGAATTATTTGATGGTATAGTGTTTACTAGAGAAGATATGAATCATACATTATTGTCTTGGATGGTAAGAAATGGTATGATTAAATCTAATCTTAATGCAGAAAGATATGAAAGACCATATGTAATTGCAGATGGTATGACTCAGGATATGCCTACAACTATACCTGATTCTACAGCAACTCCAGCAATAGAAGAAGCTCCTAAATCTGAATCTCCTAAACCATCTAGAAGACGTAGATCATTTAATGATTTATCTAGTATGGGTGGTAGTCAAAAAGAAGTTAAAGTAAACTTTACTCCTAATAAGAAATATACTACTAAGGAGAAACTGAATAAGGTTCAAGCTAAAAATTTCTTGAAACAAAAGTTAGGTATGACAGATTCAGAGATCAATATAATTGATGTAGCTGTATCTTCTGATATGCCTGCAACAGCTATGTCTTATATGACTAAAGATAGTATAACACTATATAATAGTGATCCAGCTGGTGTAGAATTTCACGAAGCATACCATAGAGTATCTCTGCTATTACTTTCTGATCAAGAAAGAAATAAAGTATATGAAGAGTATCGTAGAATTCACCCTAATCTTAAGAGTGCGTCTGATAAATATATAGAAGAAGCATTAGCAGAAGAATTTAGAGGATATATGATGTATAAGACACCAAGAAAGTCTTATAGAATTACTAAATGGTTTGAAAAACTACGGGACTTCATCATGTCTTTGTTTGGTAAAACTACTCCTACTAAAATCTTTAGAGGTATATATGAAGGTAAGTATGCTAATATTCCAGTAAGCCAAGAGGCTAAAGATAGATTTGAGAAAGCTTATAGAAATAGGGTAAACTTTACTCAACACGGATATACTTTCCAAAACATAAAATCTCTTGATAACTATAATCAGGCTGTAGAGTTCTTTGCAATATCTTATATTAATCAATCATTAAGTTCTCAATCTTTTGTAGACGATCTTACTAAGATACAGATCGACTACCAAGATATGCGTGATTTACTTGAGGATTTGTCATATGATGAAAATGCTACACCAGAGCAAAGAGCAGCTGCTAATGAGTTATATGAGCATTTTGATATATTCCAAAAAGATATTAAATCCTATCTTGATTCTTTAAGCCTAAGACAGGTAAAAGAAGAACAGGAATATGATGAAACTGAGGAAAGAGATGGTGGCGAAATTGAAAAGGAAAACTTTGATAAATATGATAAGGCTTCCTATGAAGTATCTGTGTTACATAATATCAGACCTGCTGTAAAACTTTTCTTATCTTCTATTGAAGACCGTGTATACGATAAAGCTACAGATAGTTATGTAAGAGATATGAATGTTGAAACTGGACTACCTAGAGTAACACCATTCCTTTCAGCTTGGAGACGAATTGTAGATAAATTATTTGATGAAGATACTTATGGTGGATTAATCAGGAAATCTGCTCAATTAGCAAAAACTGACCCATTCTATGCTTCTGTATATAATAAGTTATCCTCAGTAAAGGATTCTAATCTTCAGACTCAAATATTTCAAACTATTACTGGTTATAGACATAACTTCCTTACAGTAGGATTCCAAAATATTGGAACAGATACTATTCAATACATAGCCAACTTAGGTGGTAGTGTTAATCTACGTAACGGTAAAAGACTAGTTGCAGATTGGAATAGAAACTTCTATAATAGTAATATGGTAATTACCGATGCAGAAGGTAATCGTAAACCTAACATGGAGTTACTAAAGACTATTAGAGATGATATCAACACATTGAATACTAGGTTAGCTAGAATGAATGAATCTACTAGCAATGAAGATTTCAATGCAGTCTTATATAGCTATGTAGATATATATAATAAGATTGGTATTGCAATTAATTTTGATACTTTGTATCAAGCCATTGTAGATAAGGTATCGTCAGTCAATTCAGTTAATAAGCCTACAATACTACAAGCAGCTAAAGAACTATTATCTAGTAATAGAGATGGTAGTTTAGCCAAGGCAATTCCTGAAATTTTGCGTAGACCTGTTAAAGATAAGCCTAATGATAGAATTAAAAGATCTATTGATGGTGTATTTGCTGGAGAGAATAGTATATTAAACTTAGCTATTGTTCATTACCAGCTTAATAACAATAATCTTGAAGAGAAGGTATTAGGCCCTAAGAATACTACAGTATATCCATTATCTAAGCATAATTATCTTACTTTGGAAATTAAGAAACTTAATAATGATAGGAATTATGTTAGTAGATTATTAAAGTGCCCAATTAACTCTTCTTCACTAGTTTATAATACATTAAAGAATAGTCCCAATACTAGACTTACTGTAGGTACTTTGCTTAATATTACAGAATATAATTCTGGTAATACTGGTACAGATTATCAATCGGCTCCTAGAATAGAAACATTTATTTCTAAATTTGTATGTTCTGAAAATGATATTCTTATCTTACCTACGATGTCTGATAAAAAGACATATATGCCAATTCAAGGATTAAAAATGTTTAAAGGTCGTACTTTAAACATTACTCCTGTTGACGATTATGTTGAAATGAGATTTTCTGACGATGTATTAAATCAATTCTATAAATACTACAGAAGTGAATATGATGCAATTCTACAGTATCGTAGAATGAAATTAGTAGAAGATAAGATTGATGATGCTAACAGACCTACCATGTACTTTGGTAAAAAGGGTGAAGATAATGGTAAAGGCGGTAAGTTTAGAATTGCTCGTGGTGTATATCATTATACTGAAGATGGTAATGTGCAATATATCTCTTTCAGTTCAATGAGTGACAAAGAGTTGATGGATTATTTTAATAATACTGCTCAATTGAAAGAAGACTTAAATACTACATTAGGAGTATTTGTTGGTAAACAGTTAGATTATGTACAGAAATTAGGTCTAATTGAGAAAACAAGTGATGGGTATTATAAAAATAAATTCTTACCTGTAAGTTCTATTAATGATAGAGCCAATAAGTTATCTAATGATATTGCTACATTAGCAGGAAAGGAAAATGAACTAAATAGAAACCATATAGCTATTTATGATGCTATTTCTACATTTACTGTTAATAACTTTGTATCAATGTTTGAAACAGAAAAGATCTTGTATAAAGATGTAGCATTCTTTAAGAATTATCCTGATGTGTCTAAACGTCTTGCTGGTACATTATCAACTGGGGATAGACCTAGAACAGACTTCTCTGATCCTAATCACATAATGAATAAGGTTGCTAGATACAAACAAGGTAGATATAATGTAGCAGGATTAAAAGATGTTGAGTTGCGTACTAATCAACCAAAAGAATTATATAAGGCAATCTATGACGCATATGTAAGAGAATTAATGGAGAATTCTGGTAAATATACTAAAGAATACATTGATACTGCATTTGAATCTGGTGACTTATTCAACAATGAAAGTATACCACAAGGCATTAAAGATAAAGCTAAAGAAAGTACAGAGCGTGACTTGTCATTGTATGGTGATATTAAGATGAACAAGGATGGTAATATAGAAGTTAATGAAGAAGAAACTCCAATTAACCAAGCTGATGCATCTGTATACTGTTCACCTACTATGTATAAAGCTATCTTAGCTAGTCAAGGTTTATTAGATCCTAAAGTAGAAGAAGCCATCGATTATGTAGAACAACATGCTGATGATTTAGGTGATATTAGAAAATATGTAAATACATTATCTGCTGTATTATCTCCTAAAAAGATGGTATACTTTGGTAATGAAATACTTCAACCAATACCCGGTGAATTCATTAATATGCCTATCTTTAATAAGATGGCTATATTCCCATTATTTAAAGTACTGGCTACTGGAGATTTAAGAGTATTGTATGATAGGATGAATGATGTTAATAATCCTATTGATATGTTTACTACAAAATCCGCAGTAAAGGTAGGTAACATCAAAGAATATGATTTCTATACAGATGCTACTCAAAATGAAATAACAGAAGAATTCAAAAAGGACGATAAAGGAACTTATTCTAAACCTATTGTATATAGACAACAGAATTTTGGCAACCTACTTAATCAGATGCCTATTGAAGCCCACGATGCTGAAAAGCGTATGTTGGTTACTCAGGCTATGAAGACAGTATTCTCAAACATTAGATTAGATGGAGACTATATAATCCCTTCTAGTAGTGGTGTAGATCAAGATGTTACTGGTAGAAAAGGTAAGAAAGTTAGCGGTAGACAACTGGTTAAATTAGCAATGGATGCTATTGACAATCTATCAGATAGAGGGCTCAACAGAATTCTTAAAGACTTACATGCTGAAAAGAATGAAGATGGCACATATTCTTTTAAAGATCTGCAAGGTATATCTGATAAGTTAGTAAGAGATATGATATCCTCTAATATGGATTCTGATATTATCGATCAGGTTACTCTTGATGAAACTGGTAATTTTAAGGTTCCATTGTCTGCTTCTCCTGTAGCTAAGCAATTGGTTACAAAGATTATATCCGCAGTAAACAAAGAGACTGTAGATATTAATTTGCCGGGTGGTACATTTGTACAGATGTCTTCATTTGGTTTAAAATCTATTGATAAAGTAAAAGCTAGTGAAGCTGGTCAATATTCTAAATACCAAATTAATAATGGTGAAAGACTTAAACTAATTGCAGATGATAGATCTATGGAGTGTGTTATTTCAATAAATCTATTGAAACACATAATCCCCGGATATGAAAATATGTCATTCTTACAAGCTAGGCAGTGGTTAATAGATAATAATATAATTGGTCCAAATGCTTCACCATCTGCAATGGCATATCGTGTACCTACTCAAGGTATGTCTTCTATTGCTGCATTAACCATTAAAGATGTAGTAATGTCTCAAGCAGGAGATATAATTATACTACCAGATGAGTTTACTGCAAGAACTGGTTCTGACTTTGATATTGATAAGTTGTTCTTGACAAGATATAATTATACTTCTCGTAGAAGTAATAAGCCCGGAAGAGAAGCAACTAAAGATGAAATAGAATCAGCATTAAGTGGTTTTAATGAATATGCTGATGAAATCTTAGCTATTAAAGACGGTGAACCTATTACTAGAAGATCTACCCAGAATATGGCAGCATTAGTTAATGATTATCTTAAAAGTAAGAATTCTAATGTTACATATGATATTACAGATGCAACTTATAAAGTTTATCCATATATATCTTCTAAAACGGAATTTGATTATAATAAACCAATGAATGAGCAATCACAAGGTGCTATAGAAAACCTATTGATTGATACATTTATGGCTTCATTACTTGATTCTAAAAATACTCACGATACCACTAGACCTTTGGACGTACCTGTTAATATTATGAAAAATGGTATTGTAAAGAAGTACTTCCCTGATAAAAAGAATGGTATTGCTTTGTATGAATATACAGAAGAATATCAAGATACTTTAAAGCAAGACTTTGCTGATAGTAAAGGTGGTATTGGACCATTCGCATTAAACAACCCTCATCATGTATTAGGTCAGTTAGTTGAATTAGTAATGCAATCCCCAGAGTATTTACCAAATATAGGTAACTTACATAAAGTTAGTGGTGTAGATGATATTCATATTCTAGACTGGTTGTCTGCATTGATTAGTGCTCACGTTGACGTTGCTAAAGATAACTATATTATTAAGCTTAATGTAAATGGGTTTACATATAATCTTACTAACTTCTTATTGAGAAATGGTGTAGGTAAGAACACTATGTATTTTGTTTCACAAGAGATCATGAAAGATCTTGCAAACGATTATATACAGAGTAGAGGAGTCTATGCTATAGATAATACTAAACCATTTTATAGAAGATTCCAAGAAAAGGAAAAGGCAGTATATGATAGATTTGTTACTAAAGCAAAGAGCTTAGCTAAATCTAATGAAGATAAAAATAATCTTGATCTCTTACTTAAGAATGAGCAAGTTACAGATCAAGTATTATTTGAAATTCCAGAACAAGGGAAATTAGGTTATTTAGAAAATCTTCTTCGTAAAGCTAATGATAAAGAAAAAGACTTTGATTATTACTATGGACAAATTCTTGTATATAAATTATATAAAGAATTAGAACCAATGGCTCAGGCAATGTCTGATCTTGTAAAAGCTTCCCAAGTAGATACTAAGAAGTTTGGTAAGAACTCTATTGAAATGAGGACATTCCTACAAAATGTTGCTGATTGTTATACTAGCCCATATTTCACACCAGAAATGGTTAATAAATTCTTTAATGAAACCTTCTTACAGAAGAAGATTGACAACAGTATCAAGTTTACTTTAGATTTGCTTGGTAAAATTAATATACAATCTTCTGATGAGTATTATAGGGTATTCAGATCCCTTATTAATGCTAGTGGATTTTCTAAAGTAAAGGATAAACAAGCTGTAACAGCATTTACTAATGCTATTGATTCTTACTGGAGAGCATGTTCATTGTATGATAGTACTAGTAGTCCATTAATTAATAGTATGAAAGAGTTGAGGGATCTATTTATTGGTCCTAATACTATTGCTAAAAGAATCAATAGAATTAAAACTGATATTATCTCTGATGCTGCTTCTAAAGGTGGTAAATACCCAATTATATCTGTTACTAATGGTAGAATTAGTAATCTATTCCTTAATAGTATTACTGGTGTAACTGATACTACAGGCAAAGCTATAGATTATATTCGTTTAGATTATTCAGATGATATTAGTTCCAATGCTAGTAGACAGATTAGAGAATACTGGCAGGAATTATTAGATAGTGATAATCAAGAATTACATGATTTAGCTTATGATTTAGTTAGATATGCAGTATTTAGTGGTCATGGTACTAAACATTTGAATTCTTTGTTTGATTTCATACCTACTAGAATATTGGATGAACTTGGTTATTATGAGACTGTAAGAATTTTAGAGGAAAATATAAATGATTTCTCCAATTTGTTTACTCCAGATGATGTAGACGAAATCTATCGTAATAACTGGCAGGATAATAACATGGTTCCTGTAATAAATACGAATACTAGAGGTATTTATATTCATAGAGAGAAAGTTGGTAATAGGTTATTTCCTGTAGCCATTAAAGGCTCTTCTAGAAGATATGTTTGTAAAGATGATACTGATGTCCCATTGTATCATCCATATGTTAAAATGAGAGATAACAATGCTACTGGTGGATATAATCTATATAAATATGTTGGTACATTTATTAAAGATGATGGTAAAACCAAAACATATAAACCATTATATATATTAGTAAATAAGAAAGGATTTAGACAAGGTGGTAAAGGGTTTGTATCTGAATACTTATCTCCATATACTACTGGAAGTAAATATATATCTAGATTCTCTATTATTCCGGGTAATAATGTTGCTCCAAGATTTGCTAAATATGATAATAACTTCTTAGAGGATATTCCAGATATTATTAATAATGAGATTGTACCAAAAATCAATTCACAAACTAATAAAGTAAGTGGTAAACCATTGAGTGGAGTATTCTATTCAAGAAATACAATTGATTATATGTTTAGTACTGTTGAAAGTGATTCAGCTTCATTAGTAGATACTAGTATGGATGAAAATGGTGAGATAATAGAAAATAATATTGAGCAACCTTCTACTTCTGAAAATGAACAGACTGAACAGACTGAACAAACCAATGAGTTTAATAATGAGAATGAATTTTCTACAGATGAAATGAATCATTGTATAAATAATCATAATGAAAATAATTTGTCCTAATTTAAAAAATAAAGAAGTTGCAAGAGAATTTGAAGAATTAAAAAATGCAACTAGTGAAGCAGCGGCTTATCATATATGGTCGCAAAACAATGGTAATGGCATAGATAAGGCTCCCAATGGGGAGCCGTCTAAGCTCTTTTCAGATCTTTTAGAGCATTATAATGGTGATAGAGTAGCTGCTATTCAAGCTAAGGCTAGAACTTATTCTAAGAGTTTTAAAGAATGGTTTGGGGACTGGCAATCTGAAGATAAAACCAATGTATCCAAAGTAGTAGATGAGAATAGTGAACCTTTAGTAGTGTATCATGGAAGTAGCAGTGAATTTGATACATTTGCTATTCCGTCTGTTGACAATAGACAGTATTTATCTACAAAAATAGCTCCTAAATTCTTTTTCACTCCCTCTATAAAAACAGCTAAATCTTTTATTTCTCCAAGAGACGAAGCTATACTACATATAGTTGATAGAGAATTAGATTTTATCCCATTAGATGAAGTACAAAAAGGAGAAGAAGATGAATTTGTGTGGGGATATATTGCTAAAAAATTAAAAGGTGTTACAGTAGAAGAATTAAAAAATATATGGTTTTCTCATGTAGAAGCTGGTGATGTACATACGTATAAAAATCCAAATCGTGATAAATTATTTTACCCAGTTTTCTTGAGTGCTAAAAATTTATTAGTAATAGATGGTAAAGGAGAAAGGGCGGATAAAGTCTTATCAGAAAATAAAAATGAAATCGACGCAAACGAATCAGTTCTTATAACTAATATAGATGAGACTAGAGAATCAAAGCCAATATCTGATTATTTAGTATCCAATCCTAATCAAATTAAATCAATAGATAATCAGGGTACATTCTCTACTCAGGATAATAATATATATCTAGCAGATAGTAACTCAGAAAATACAAGTCAACTAGAATCTATGCAATCCTACAGTAATAGTAAAGAACTATTGGATAATATGGATTCTGAAATGGCTACTGTACTCAATGACGTTGCTGCCAAAATAAATATGCAGCCTGTATCTATTGAATATACTGATAGACCATTGAATGAGGTATATCCTGAAGCTACTTATTGGACACCTGCTATATATGATAGAAATGCAAATAAGATTGTAGTAAATAGAAATGGTGATTTTAGTAGATATGGTTCATTAGAGAATGTATTATTGCATGAAATAGCCCATGCTATTACTCTAGACTCATTAGCTTCAAATACTGAAGCAGCTAATGAACTTAGAAAGATTCAAAAAGAATATGCAGAAAAGTATGAGGATCATGCTAGTAAGAATGTATATGAGTTTGCTGCAGAGCTATTTTCTAATCCTGAGGTCATTCACAATATGTTTGACTTCCCTGCTACAAAAGGAGAAAAAACATTAATTCAAAAAATTATTGATTGGTTTAAGAGGTTATTTGGTAAAAATACTACTCATCAAGACTTAATTAATAAAATAGTAGATAATGTTATTGAATTTAATGCATATCAAACTCTAGAGCAAAGAGAAGATTCTTATGATTATATACCTGACGTTCTACCAGCAGCTAGTAAACGTGAAGAAATTGCTTCTATCAAACTTAGATCTGTATTCTCTGATATGGTTAAGACAGCAGAGAACCGTGTAGCTTCTCTAAGATACAATGTCATAGAAGATAAATTTGATAGAAATGAAAACTTACGTAATGATAAGTTACTATCCAATCTTAGAAGTATTCAGAATTCTATAACAGATGTGGAAGGTGTCAATAACATTACGAATTTCCTTAATGGTAGTCTAGAGTATGTAGATAATGTACTATATAGTCTAGATGAAGCAGAGAGAGTAATTAAAACTATTGATGAGAAGATAAGTACTGCACAAATAACAAATGATACTGAAGAACTTACTAAGTTAAGAACTGCTTTAGATAATTTTGGTGCTGAGTATTTATACCCACATGAGAGTAATTTACGTAAACTTTATAATGAGCTAAATACAGAATTTAATAGGAATATCTATGAAAATATATTAGGTACTAATGAATTTGATAATATATTATCTGTAGTAGATGGATTGATTAGAGAATTCTCATCTAAAAAGATGGTAGACAGAGAAAACATTGGTTACATGTATGGAAACTCAGTTAGAAGAACTGTAGAAAAGTTCTTACGTACTGAAATGGAAGAAGCTAAAGATCCTAATATAGATAGAGCTCTGATGAACTGGCTTACTTTTGATGGTGATTTAAATTGGTATCACAGATTCTTTGCTACTCCTGTAAACTCACCTAAATTTGTTATTAAACTATTAAGAAAAGTTATTGGGGATGTTAACTCTATGACTCATAAACAGGTTTATCGTAAGTATGCTGAATTATATAAAGCAGCAAAAGAAACAAGAGATCATAACCTTTTATTTGAAAGGGATGTAGATGGTAAGAAGACTGGATATTTAATTAGAGATCGTAGATATGGTGTATATCAAAATAATAAATATAAGTTTAGAAAAGATTGGCTAAAGAATCATAAATTAGCTAGTATTGATGAGCTTAAACTTAATCCTTCTCTATGGATACAATATCAAAAAGATTATAATGATTGGAAGTCTGAGAATTGTGAAAGAAAATACACACCAGAGTTTTATTCTATCTTTACTAATCTGAGTATGGAAGCTAATATGGCTCTATCTGAAGTAAACCTAGAGATAGATAATATATTAAAACCATACAGAGATAGTAATACTAATAAACCTAGATTCGAAAGAATGCCAATAGATGAATATCAAAAATATAATAGGTTATTAGAGAAGAAAAGGAATCTTGCAAATCCTTATGATCCTATTACTGGGGAATTAAAACCAGAAGGTAGTGTAGAAGCACAGATAGCTGCTGAACTTACAGAAGCATATGCTAAACTACAAGAAGGTTTAGAATCTAAAGTGGATATGAATGCTTTCCTAGAAGAAATGGAAAGAATGAAAAACATGGAAGGATATACTCCAGATGGAAGCGATACATTGTATAGTGCTTGGTTAGAGCGTAATACTAGATGGGAACTTACAGATGAATTTAAAGAAAAAGTATCTAGGCAGAATAAAAAAGATTATGGTGAAATATATGATAGGTTATATCAAGCTAGATACAATCTATTAAGATTATATAGAACTGATAAATTTGAACCAGATTATACTAGAATGCCTCAAGCTGTTAAGGATAAAATTAAAGAGCTTGATATAGCAATGTATAATGTTAGGAAGCGTACTAAAAAAACTGCTAGTAGTGTTAGACTATTTAAATCTGAACTTAGTGATATAGCAAAAGAAAATGGAGGTAAAAGTGCTGTATCACCTGACGATATATGGGTAGACGATAAAGGAGTAAAACACTATGCTTCTTATATGACCAAAGTAATACCAGTACGTCAACAGTACATGCATAGAGTACCAAATAGCAATTGGGCTGAGACATCTGAAGAATCTAAGTTCTATAATAAAAACTATGATAACAGTATACCAGAGGCAGAACAACCTAAATTATCTATTAAAGAATACGATAATAGAAAAGCTTATAATGCTGTAATGAGAGATCCAGCTCTAGTTAATCTTAGAAATGTTATTCTAGATGTTATGAATGAGGCTAATGATAAAATTACTCACTCTAATTATAAGAATAATTATAAGTTACCACAAATTAATGGTAATATATTTAATTATTGGGGTGGTAGAGGACTTATTACAGGAACAAGAAATTATATGATAGATGCATTTGGTATTCAACCAGATGATGAAATACATGGAGTAAAAGTAGAGACTAGACCTAATGGTACAGAGATAAATATTATGCCTACAATGTATACTACCATGCTTACTGATCCTGCTTCTGGTACTAATGATTTAATTGGAGCTATTACTAAGTATTATAGAATGGCTTGTAATTATGAAAATAAGAAGAAAATAGCTCCTCAATTGAACCTACTAGATAGTTTGATTACTAATGCTGGTTCTATTAGACAAAAAGGCTTTACTAAGCCTGCTGCAAGTAGTAAGTTAGCAGATGCAGTTCACACTTATATAGGTTATCATATTTATGGTAGACGAGATATACTACCTGAAGTAACATTAAAAGGTTATAAGATTTCTTTAGATAAAGTATTTGAGCATTTTTCAAGATGGGGTAGAGATATTGGTTTGTCTTGGAACTTACGTTCTGCAATATCTGGTGGAGTTGCTGCATGGAGTTTTTATGCTAATGATGCTTTTGTTCGTAAGCATTATAATATGCATGATTTCACGATTGCAAATGGTATTTTAACAAAAGAACTAATTAGCTTAAAAGCTGCTAGTCAATTTGGTAAAAACCAAGCTAATAATAAATTAATAGGTGCATTAGAATATAATGGTCTTACTTTTAATCAAGAGGAAGATTTATCCAATACTAATAGATGGAGAATAGGTAGAATGATCACTAGAGCTGTAGAACCATACTCTGCTTTTAAGTTAATGTCATTTTTACCTAATAGTGCATTTACTGTTTCAGTTTATTTAAACTATAAGTTAGTTCGATTAGAAGATGAGCAATTACATTTTATTTCTGAGAACGATTTTCTAGATAACCATTTTCTTAATAAGTCTATAGAAGAGCGTAAGGCTATATATAGAAACGCTAAAGATAATCTATGGAATGCATATGAAATGAAAGATGGGTTTAGAGTAAAACCCAAGTATGCACCATATGTTACTGCTGAGTTAGAAGAAGAAATAACTGCTAAGTTAGGGTCTATATCTAGTCATGCAGAAGGTATGGTTGAGGAAGCAGATAAAAGTGGTGTTCATTTATTACCAGCCCTTAGTACTATACTTATGTTCCGTGCTTTTATTCCAAAAAATATAGAAAATACAATATCTCCAATGTACTGGAATTACCAGACAAAAGAGCTATCAATGGGAACAGCATCGGCATATTTCTATGGATGGAAATACGGATCTGATAGAAAGCTTATTAAACTCTTGAGAGTACTCACTGGAAGAAATGATGAGAAGTTAAAAGAATTACAAGAGCAATATCCTGATGTAGACGTAAAGAAACAAATAGATTTACATATTAGAAGGTTTAATGCTCAAATGTTCACATACTTCTTCTGGCTAACTATATTTAATCTATTTGGAATGGGTGCAGACGATGATGATTATTGGTTTACTCAATTCTTACGATTAGAATTAAAGAAGATTTCATTAGAATCTGGTTCTAGATACAATGCAATGGATATATTCGATATTCTTAACTCTATTACTCCATTGACTCAAACATTTGAAGATATTAATAGAGTTATTAATCCATTATCTTATTTGAGTAGTAGAAAATATGAAGAAATTGAGAGAGGTGCTTATAAAGGCTTAAAAGGATGGCAAAGAGACTTTATCAAAGTTATTCCAATACTTAATGCCTATTATAATATGAAAAATCCACGAGAGAAACTAAACGATATGATAAATCGTATTGGATAAACAAAAAAGGGATCGTTTCACAACGACCCCTTTCTTTTTTCAAACAATTAAGTTTTGGATACTAAAATCCAAGGCAATCTGTATCTTCAAGCAATGTTGGCTCTTGAACGTCTTGTTGCTCAGCCATTTGCATTATAAATAGTTCTTCTTTTACTGTTAACGTTACTTCATCTTTCATAATACTATCATTTATTCTAGCACTTGAACTAATAAATACATTCTTATTAGTAAACCGAGTAATATGCTCTTTTACTTTAAGAGGTAATAGATGATAATATCTATTCTTTATTGCATATATTAGTCTATTATGCTTTGGATTTATTTTAAATATGAAGACGGTATGATAATCTATATCTCCTTTATATCTATAGTAACCTAAATATAAATGATGCTGCTTATACAATTTACATAAATTTATATATTCAGTATATGATAAACCTGCATAACTTATGTGCAGGTTTTCTTTTATAAAATAGGTAGATAACTTCTTTAATACAATATTAGAATAACATTTATTAAAGAACAGAGATACTATCATTTCCATCATACACTTCTGATCCATCTCCATCGTAATACTCTCTAGAGTGGTCCCATAAATCGTTTTGTTTATGCCAGCATATTCTTCTGATAGTTTCTGATATTATTGTAAGTCTTTCTTCTATACATTCTGGAGTAAAGTTAATAACTCTAACTTCATATCCATTATTACTTTGGATAGCAATGATATAGGTTTCTTTTGTATATTCGTCTATATCTATATTCAGTTCATATTTAAAATACCAATGAATAGCTAACCAATAGTAAGCTAATTGTCTTCTATAATCATATTCTTCAATGGAATGTTCAAAATTCCATACATCAGCAGTAGTTTTTAGATCTACTAATGTAATCTTTTTTAGAGTATGATCTATCATTAGCCTGTCTAATAAAGACTTACAAGATAAATGATAGTTTTCGTAAGCTTTTGGAAATTCCCAATTTATGTGGAACTCGTTGTTTTGTTCGCAAGTTTGCGGTTGTTTATATAATAATTCATTTGCTTTCTTGTGGTTCTGAATGTTTTGCTTAATAGTTTTTAGCATATTCAGATCAGCAAACGAAATAGATTTCAACTCAGTTTGCCGTTCAGTCTTAAGATATTCTATGTAGTTTTCTAGCTTTTTAGCCATTTCTTTGGCTTCTAAGAGTATTTTTTCTTCACTCTTACCTTTTGTACTATAGGCATCAGAATAAGCCTTTATAAGGGCTAAATCTGGATCAATTTCTACAGTACCAACTAGTTTATTAGCAAATAGCTGCTGTTGTTTACTACTTGGAGTTTCAAAATCTAGTATTCGATAATGTGCCCAAAATTCTTCAGGTTGAAGAATATACATATGTATCATTGTTCCTTTATCTAAATAACTAGCTTTAAGACCTTCAGCGTTTCCTTCTAGCATATCTTTTAGATATCTTGGACCTTTCTTTAAGAATTGTCCTAAATTACTATTAGATATACGAGAATTGTCATCATAGTAAGGTATACTTAAATCCATATTATTCTTCTACATTTTCTGATTCTTCCTCGTCCTTTACTGGACCTAGATCAACAATCAGATCATATTCTTCTAATACGTTTTTATTTTCCATCAGTTAACTGTTTTATTTGTTTAATACATTCATCTACTTCCTTATGATTATGAACAATAAATAAATGATATTGCTCATCTAAGCCTGATTTAACTAGGTTATACTGAAATAATTTCCACTTATAAGGAAAGACATCGTTAGGTCTACCTTTTGCTTCAATTATAAAGTTATTACCTACAAAATCTGGAGTATATGTCATAGGACGTATCTTTTTATCTTTAAACTGAAAGCTAGGAACTAGTTCAAATTTTATGGGCTCGTACTCAGCTTTCAGTTTATTTTCTTTTAGTGCTTTATATGTATATACTTCTAACTTACTTCGAAATTTAATATTATCAAAGACAGTCGGAGTCGCATTTATCACTTTCTTGTTTAGACTCTTTTTCTTTTTCATCTAAGATTTGTTTTAACAAATTCTTAAACGAAAGAAGATTGAGTATGTTGCTAATAGTACAACATAAAACAATAAAGGATATTAAAGCTACTAAATTAACAGTAATTGTAGTACTAAGCAGCTCGATCATCAAGTGTCTCCTTTTTTAGGTTCTCAAGTTCTACAATTAAGTCTTCTAACTCTTTTTTAGTTACTAGTATTTGTGCATTCCGTTTATTTTCAACTTTATCATTAACTATGTTGAATTTTTCAGCAATTTTGTTAATGATCGAATAGTCAAAAATAGCCACAGTAATACCAAACAAATACATACAAAAAAGGCTAATAAGAAACGGAATAGTAAATAATATACCAATACCGAATCGAATACCTTTCCAAATCTTTTTTAATACTTTCATAGTGTTTTATTTAACCAGTTTTTAATAACTTCAAAGCCATTATACTTAACAGCATCACTAATATCTTTACTTTGGAATTTCTTATGCACTAAGAATCCATTTAAGCCTGTTTTCTTGCTTATCTTACGCATATTTTTGACTCCTGCAGGATCTCTATCAAAACATACTAATATACGCTTAAAACGTTTCTTTAATATGTCTAAGATATTATCTGGAATAAATGTACTTTCTGATGACGGAGATATTGCATTATAACCCATTTCTCTTAAACACATTACATCTTTGAGAGATTTAGTTATAATTAATAATTCTCCCTTTTCAGGAAGTTGTTCTAATCCTTGAATGTCGTACTCAGTAAGATTATTACGCCATTTAGTGTATTTATCTGCTAAAGGTCTATAAATTTTAAATTTATCATAAACCTTATATGCATACATCGGACTTTCATCTTTATAAATACCCTTTACAATTCCATCACATAAATAGTATTTAATACTACTTACATTATATCTCTTTAATGTATCTAGAGTAATACCAAACTGTTGCCAAAATGCTTTATCAACATTAGTGAATTCTTGTCTTACTACTCCAATTACGGTTTCTTCAGACTTTTCATACGCTTTAGTACTCTTTAAAACAGTGTTATTTTTTATATTCAGATCTTTCACAATCTGCTTTAGTAGTTCATTATAATTAGTTATGCCAGTATATTCTTGCACAAATCTAATTACATCACCACAAAGACCATTACCATGATCTTTAAATAACAGTTTACCTGTTTTCCTACTTCTAAATATCCCAAATGAAGGATTTTTATCTTCTCTAAATGGACTATTATAGATATAACCTATTTTAAATTGCCCTATATAACGTGCATATATATCATACTCTGTTACTCTAGATAGAATGTAATCTAAAGTAATAGGATCCTCTTTTTTAATTCTCTTAGAGTCGTACATAATATAGCAATTTTAGTGAGAGTAGAGGACTTGCACCTCTCCTTAGGTAAAATACCGGGCTATTCACACATCTGCTTTTACCTTCATTCACTCGAAGATATATGTGCTTACTCTCTTTTTGTGTGAGAGGGGGATTCGAACCCCCATGCTAGTATATATTAACTAGCTCCAATCTAGGTATTCTGTCGTCCTTTTCAGACTTTGTATTTCTTTACCAGACAGTACATCCACTTACGTGCGATAATACCTATTCCTCATCCCCATGATCAGTGTCAAAAAGTTTTTTAATTTCTTCAATTTTTTCTTTAGCGCCTTCTTCGCACAGGCACTCTCCTGAAGAGATATAAATGTCAGATTTAGTACTTTTCCTAGTTTGTCTAGGAACATGACCTAAGCCCCAGCCACATTTAAATTTAGCAGTCCAAAATCTGAACATATGATATCTGAAAAACCAAGGAGATACACATGTAAGCATAGTAGGTAGTATTAAGGGGTCTTCAAATCGCTTAAATACTACTTCTACTAATAGATAATCGATTCGCTCTTTTTTATAAAAACCTAACGCCTCTACTTCAGCAAATGTTGAAATCTGTACACGATAACCTTGAGATTCTAAGAAATCTGCAAGCTTTAAAGCGGTATAAGATTTATAAAGCATATCTTTTGCAGATATTGCACAACATTCACATATTCCTACATGTAGTTTAATGAACTTACCATTTTTATCTCCTCCAGTTCTTTGTCTTTTCCTAAGAGATGGTAATCCTTCGATAAATCTATCGTAATTCATATCGTCTCCATCATTCTCATCATACTTGTAGTTAGTCTTTGATCCTCCAAATATCAGATCTTCATCTAACTTTTCAAGTTCATCTAAACCTTCTTTATAAAAGTATTTAGATTTTTGAATCTCTTCCTTAGTTAGTCCTACCCATTTAGGATCGTCTACTCTAGAAATCTCCTTATACTTATCAGGACTACCTGTATCTTCTTGAACTTCACACTCAGTGTAAAATTTATCGAGATTATCAAAATGTGTCTCCAGTTTTTTACCCATGTCACGCTGCCTTTTTAATTTCGGATTTACTTTCAGATGTTTGTAGAAAACGAGTTGAAAAATCTAACTCTTTGTTGACCATTTCCTTTTCAGAATCAGTCCAGTTAGTAATCAACATTTCTTTCCAATTCTTAAAATAAGCCTTCTTCATAAGGTGTCCAGACTGAATCATACGCGTAGATGCAACTCGGCGCAGATTACACTCTTTGATTATCTCACGAAGTTTCCATACGTAGTTTACTACATCAGTGTCATACTGACTTTCGTAATCTACAGAATAGTTAACTTCTATAATGCCACCGGTGAATCGGTCAATAGTAGATGCGTCTAATTGATTGTTAGCCACATACTGTCGACTCGCACCATTGCCAAACGTATTAGAAGTAGCAATGATGATACACTCGGGGTGACGGCATACTAAACCAGTAGTAGTCTCAATCTCACCGTTAGCAAGAGCAGCATTTAATACTTGACCTACTGCAGGGTCTAATGCAGTCATCTCATCAATCAAGATAACAGATGGCTTAGCATAATATTCCGCAAACTTAGTAGATTCTCGAGTAGGATACTTATATCCTACAAACTCTGTCGCAGAAGTACCAATACCGCAAGAAATACATAAGTATGGAACATTAAGTTCATTTGCAACATTACGAGCCATAGTAGATTTACCACATCCTGCAGGACCTACCATCCAAATGTTTCGCATACCAGCCTCAATAATTTTCTTTAATTGATCCTCTGGATTCATTTTGGATATATCTACATACTTAGCCTCTTCAGCTAGTCGTTTCTTCTCGTCCTCTAACTTCTGTTTAAGTTTTTCAAGCTCTTTACGAAGTTTATCCTGAAACTCACTAGCCTTACGCATAGTAATTCCAGAAGCAGATGTTTTGAACTTCTCGCCTTTATTGTTTGTAACCGTATATTTAGTTCCAAAGCGAGTATCCTTCTCTATGACTTTCCAAAAATCTATCGGTTTTGTACGTTTGTTTTTACCGTTTTCGTCTTTGACAGTAGTAATAATACTACCAAAAAACTCATCACCAACCTCCAGATCTTTTGGTTTCGTTTTAGTAGTAAGATTGTCTCCAATGCTACCGCTAGACTCAGATTCTTCACTATTCAACATCTTCTCAGATGTTTCTTTGAACATTTTTTCAAACTCAGTTTGTTTGCCGTCTTTAATAAACTGTTGCATCATTTGCAAAAACGGATGCTCTAAGTCATCATGTCCCTTTGCATTACCACTAATCTCACCATTTTTTACTGAATATTTTAAGTCTGTTAACTTTGATTCTATCTCTTGAATGTCTAACATAATAAACTATTTTTTTGAGGTTAATAAAAAAGGGAGGGTAACAAAAGTTACTCTCCCTTTCCAATTTAATCGGTTATATAATGTTTTACCTTTTTAGAAAGGCAAATCATCCTCACTATCGTTACTTGTTGTAACGTCAACACTTTCTAATGTACCATTTACTACTTGGAATGGATTAGCATTTTGTTTCTCGACATCAGCTACAATCGGTTTTTCAAACAAATCAATTCCTAACTTAGTAATCATTGATCCGCCAGCATCTACTGTAGACATAGGTTCGATAAATGTATATTTTGCATACTTTGGAAGTGTGGTATAACCTTTATCATTATAGACAACTTTTACTCTTAAGGCTTTATCCTTAATGTTATCTGCAGACAAAAGTCCTACTACCCATTTAGCATACTCTTTGAAGCTTTCACCTTCAAATTGCAACTTATCCTCGTCATAGAAACATTTCAAAATCTGCTCTACACGAGAGAATTGCTTATCACATTTTAACTCAAATTCCTCCTGAGTAAGTTCGCCAAAAGCTGTTTTCTTTCTCGGTTCCCACTCAGTGTGAGTCATAATCCTACCTTCTTTTTCGAACTTAAATTCGATAAAACTGTTATCTTGAATTGAGGTTTCATATCTAACTCCAATTAAATGGACATTATCATGAATACCTGCACTTAAAAATGCTACATCGTTTTTTACAATCTTTTTTGCTCTGCTAGAACTGTACATATACGTATATTTTAATCATTATTAGGCAAATAAATTCTATCCCAATAGGTAACTAACTTACCTTCGTTATCACTTTCAGCAATAACAATTTTCTGGCCTCTAAGATGAGGCGCTCTCGCTTCTACTATATTGTTTTCTCCGCCCTGAAACGAAATTAATGTCTGGTTTTTCTTTCTATAGACATAGCCTATAGCATCTGCTTCTCCACAGATAATATCACTAAGTCTTCCAGCAAGGTCAAGCTGCATTTCAGATAGTTCTTCACCATCCTTATTGACTAATTTATCTTTAGTATGACCTACTAAAATAAATTCTTCACACAACTCTCTAAACATATCAATAACTTTTCTAACAGCCTGTCTGATATAAAACCATCCAGCACCATTAGGCAACATTCGAACATCTCCTCTATAGGATTTACCCATTGGAGTCTGTTGATAAAGAGTTAGAGCATAACTTAACGTTATTTCTTCTAATCTTGTTGCATTATCAATAGTTATATGCTTATAGAAGAAGCCATTACATTCTTTATTCTTTTGGCGAATAGCCGCAGCAATTTCGCCTAAGTCATTTACGTTTCTAGCTTGAACACAGAGAGAATCTAAGAACTCAGCTCCTCCCTCCAAGTCAATAATCAAATTTGAATCTAATTGACTTGCTATAGTAGTTTTGCCCGATTTTGGTTTACCAAATAATATTAAGAATCTTGGATTCTTTACTTTGGCTTTAACTTTTTCAGTAGGTAATACTATCATAATGAATAGATATTAACTTACTGTGATTTGATACGATATGATAAGATTTGTAAATACTGAAAATAGTAAGTATATGTTGTTTTTAAAAATTACTCGATCACAAAAATTTCGATAATAGTAATAGATACACTAAGAATTGTTGTTTTTCTCTCCGAAGTCAAACTGTTAAAAAAGCTACGGTTTGCATTAAACGGAATAACAGTATCTCCAATCTGTACAAAATCGCTAAAGAAATTAGCCGGAATACCGTTAATCAATGCCTCATAACTATCATTACCATAATAATTACGATATGCATTCATTCTATTTACAGCGTTCTTCCAAGCTTCATATACGTCAAGATCACGCTGAATCTTCTTATAGCGATAATTACTATCGAACAACGGACTCTTTTTCTTCTCTACAGCAAAAGGAAGAAGATAAAAAGGAGTCGAACTATTATATGAACTCCGACACGGAGTCTGATAATACGGAGTTAAACCCATTGCTTTATTAAACAAGCTTTGTGTATAACTACTTACAGAATTATTACCTGTTGTTGTTCCAAAGTAAGAAGAATTGTTGTTGGATTTACCAAAAGAGAATATATAATCTTTCATATCAGTCTTTTTTTAATTGTGAACTAAGTAGGGTTTAGTTCCATGCCTCTTTCAATTTCGATAATATTGTTGTGTGCTAGATCATTTTCGAAATCAAGAATTGCTAATTGTCCTTCCCTATTCTTTAGAATATGGAGATATATCTTGTTTTGTACTGGGAGTCGATGGGGTCCGTACACTGCAAAGCCTAACGTTTCTGGACGGGCGATTACAAGTACAACATCACTTCCTTGAAAGATAGCATCAGCGGAAGAAATGTCACTACGCATTGGATAATGACATGTTGGGTTATTGATTCGATCAGGAGACTCTATGTTCCTGTTCATTTGTGAGAGCTGAATTATACTTGTGCAACCTACTTTTTTTGCATTTATAAAACAGTTCTGTAAATCTCTAATAATATTTAAAGCACTTTCATCACTTCTTCCTCTTACTAGCAGTGTATGGTCTAGCATTACTACTAACCATTTATCTTTAGCAAGAGTGTCTTGAAAGTACTGTATCGTATCCTTAATCTGATCGACTGTAGCTGCAGAATCTACATAGTATATAGGAAATTTAGCAATCTGTTGTGCTTCTTCCTGTATCTTCTGAAATTCTTCATCACGAAGATCAAATTCAGAACTATATAATTCTGCAGTAGTCTTTCGCATTGAACTGCTTATTTTTCGACCTACTTGTCTACTTGATAACATTTCAAATGAAAAAGATAATACTATAACATTCTTATTAGGATTTAGACTAATTAAATCAGTTTCTAACATATTTGCAAATGAGGACTTACCTGATCCAGAGGCACCTACTATTGTATAGATGCAACCTTGTTCTATGCCACCATTACACAATCTATTGAATTTCTTCCACCTTGTTCTAAGTGGTTCAATTTCATGTTTTCTACGCATATCAATATACTCTAAAGCTTCTTCTGTTACTTCAGATATATGTTTGAATGGTAGTGGTTTATATAAGTGTTGTTCCATAAGATGTTTGTTCATTTTGTTCAACACTACATTTCATTTGCTCGTCAAGTGCTTCCCATTCACATTGGGTAAGCCATTTCCACATTGTTTTCATATAACCCATACGACCGGTCATTGTTAATTCATTCTGCTGGAATTTTAAACATTCCATTAAATGCTCATGAGCTGCTCTACTCTTGCCTACGATAGCGTTATAACGCTTTCTACAATTGTTTTTATTGGCTCGTAAGAAGCTCTTTGTACCATCTGGTCTAATGACAACCTGCGGATATGCTTCATAGAATTCATCAAACATCGTAACTTTTCTTTCGATAAGCGATGTTAAAGTTTCAGTCGGAAGATAAACTACTGCTTTGTCTGAAACCTTTTTTTCTATGTAGCCTTGATCAATTAAATCTTGTATTTCTGTCTCGTTCACCAGACTGATAAGTGACAGGACATCTTTGATATTAGCTTGATTATTGCCTAATACAAGATTTAAAAATACTAGCTGATTAATAGTCAAATGCTCAATTTTACTGAGCAGTTCTGTATCTAGTTCTAATATCATACACTTCTCCTTTCGTTAAAAGAAGTCTATGTCTTAGAGTATGATAATCTGTGATATTTTATGAAAAGTCCCATAGACTTAACTGTTGTGGCTTTAACTGATTAATAATCTTTGTAGCTTGTAGGATATAATAGTGATAGTTAATATTATAATCTTCAATAGGTTTATCTGGAGTAAATTTATTGTGTATAGTTACACCATACCCTTTCAACATACTCTGGTATTCTTTAATACCATTTTCAGATTTCCATTTCCAAAGATACAAACCATCAGTACTAACATAGAATCTATTAACTCTCTGTTGTATTTCTCCATTATATTCTACAGTCCATTGCTTACCTGTTTTTTCTGCTTGTAGAAACTTACGAATGTCTTTACAATTCATTATAGTATCTTTCACTGGAATTCCATCTGCAAAATACTTAATAACTGCTTCTGGTATGATCTTAGGATTAAGACCTTTCCCAAGTAAGACATCAGTAATAAACATACCTTTTTTCTTGATAAGTTTACTATCTTTAGTTTCTTTGTATCCTTCTTTAATTGCAATATAATCATTAATCGCAAATTGATACATAGCTTCAAAACGTTCCTCTTCTAATTCGAGTTTAGTTAGTTGTTCCCATTCAGTACATGCTTGCTTTACTTGTTGGTATTTGTCTTTCTTTAAAAGAACAAATAAACCATCAGTATTTGCTTGCACTATTCTACATCCTAACTCGGATAGAGATTCTGCTAACATCAGTAATAGCAATTGTCCATTAATACGGATTTGCATTACTGCAAATGGACTGTAACAAAAATTATGCTCGTTTTGTAAATTACCACTTAAACCATTTAACGCAAGTTTCAAAGTTTCATTTTTCACTTTGTTCCCATTTCTTTTTGCTTCTAGTCTTTCTGTTCTAATTTGAGAATAGACTTCTAGGAACTCTGGTCCTAAATGTTTAGGATAAAACTTATATTGTATTAGTATACTTGGATATAGAGAAGCGACGTCTATATCTATAAGCATTTCATCTTCTTTGGGTATAATAATCTCAGGATCATTCACCGAATGAATACCACCTACTCCTACAGAATATCGTAGATTGTTAAATATAAATTTATACTCATAACCTTTTCTACCCGGAGAAACTACTTGTTTTTTCATTTCTTCAAGCATTTTATTTAGGATAGGAGATTTATATTTAACAAAAGGTAATATAACATCTTTCAATGGAATTAAGTTCATTGGTGAACGTAAATTACGTATCTGCCACCAACTTTGTCCTGTTTTTTCTAGGTATTTCTGTGTGATAATTTTCATTCCAATATTCACACCATCTTTACTTAGGACTCTTACACCATATTCATCTTCAATAGCAATTCGAAGATCTACATCTTTCTTGCATCTATTTAATAACTCAGAAGTTGATTCAACATCATTTATATTATACTGAATCATTTCATCAAATAAGGATTCTGGTAATGGTTTAGTCCAATCATATACAAATTCTTGTACATTTGGATATTGCATAGTTACTTGCATCTCTTTCAAGCCTACTCGTAACTGTGTAGAATATAACATAGTTAGAATATCAAATGATTCAAACCATTGTTGATATTTCCATTCTTTCCATAACCCTTCTTCACCTTCTTTACTATTTACAATAACTTTACTGAAATTATAAATAGAACTACAAATTCTCCAATACGGATGTACTATAAGCTTTTCATAGTAATCTATCATATAGTTTACTATAGGATTATCATAATGAATATTATTATAACCTGCAAATATTATATCTGTATTAAATTGATAATCTGTAGTATAAGATTGGTTCCATGATCCTTCTGTATTATTAAACTGTTTGAAAAACTTAACTAACTCTTCTAGTTGATTTTTTCTACTAGATATTTCAAATAAATGAATTTCGTTAGTTTCAGTATTCTTCACAGCACAATGAAAGATATTTTGAAATACCTCAATATCATATACTAATACTGTCTTGTTTCTAATTTTCATGGTTGTGGTTTTAATCTTGTGGAAGAGTGCAGAATCGAACTGCCCTATACTGCATCGATATAGTACCTAGTGTAGTTTATCAGGCTATTACTCTTCCTTATGTGCGTCTTTCGACGCACTTTTTATGCCGCTGCAGCTGCTCTTTGAGAAGCTATGCGGCTTGTCAAGTAACCATCAATATTATAATATTTACTGTTAATTGACTCAAGAATGCAATGATCTAACGTCGGACTGTTATATACAAACGTTCCTACGTAGTCATCCTTGTAGAGATCACTATACATTCTATGATAGTGATTCATCCACTTATGTAATGAATCCTGAGAAATGTTCATTCCTATGGGATCCAAATCTATACGCTCTTTGTGCGTTTTGTCCTTAAATATATTAACACTAATATAGTAAGGATATGTTACAACCTTCTCTTTAGGCTCTAACTTGCGAGGAGGTACCTTCTTTTTCTTTCCAGCATATTTAGACTGCTTCTCCTCTTTCTTAGCTTTACGCTTACTTTCCGACTCGAGGAAGTGCTTAATTTGTTTCATAACTTCCTCAGTCTGTCGAGCTTTCTGATTTTCGATACGCTGTTTTCTGTTAATACGCTTATCTACTAATCGTTGCTCTCGTTTAGAACTGCTTTCAAGCGATGCTTTTGCAGATTCGTATTGCTCATCTGACATAGATTTTCCGGAATGTTTACGGAACTGATTCAGATTTTCAATCTTCTCGTTAAGGATACGCTCAAAACGTGTTTCAGCTGCCTCGTGTTTCTTTACTACAGCAAACTCACCAGCTAGTTTGCGTTTGCGATGTAATACTAAGCGCTGTTCGTTAGAGATTATTTTTACTCTATGTTCCTTGTAATTTTCCTTACGGTGTAGTTTAACTACTTCTTTGAAAGTTAAACCTTTCTCTGCAGCTTCTTTCTTAAGAGCTGCTGTCTTCTCTTTGTTTGATATTGTTGTTTTCATTTCTTTAAATTTTTGATAAATTTACAATGTTAATTTGTAACGGAGTGTGTAAGAGAGATTCGAACTCTCACTTTAACAAAAATGTTACGTTCTACCATTAAACTATTACACTAATTTCTTTACGCTGCAGCTTTTGCTTTACTAAAAGACATATCAATTACTTTAGCATTCTTACGCTCAGTATTCTCAAGCGAATGAACAGCATTGTAATCTAATAACTCTTTGTTAAGAGTATTAATCTTTATCGTAAGTGCCTCAGACAGATTCTTAACAAACCCTCGGGTCAATACCTCTGTCTTCTTCATGCGTTTCTTTCCTACTTTCTTAATTATCTCAGGATCCAGAGTAGGAACATGAGATAATTGCTTTTTAATCTCTTTAAGCTCGCCTACAGCGAAGATAGTAGGATAGATTGAATCTTCTGGAAGATCATTAATGTCAGTAAATCCAAGATTTAATGCTAGAGATTGCAGCTTAATCTCAATACGCTCTTTACATTTATCAAAAATACTATCTAGTAGTACTTTCATATCGTAATTACGCTTAAATCCACGGAAAACTACATTTTCCATTTTAATAATATTCCAAGTTCGAGTTATATCTGCAGATAATTTATCACGTTTTTCTATAATTTCAGTTGATGTTGTCATACGAATTGATTTTAAATGATTAATACTATTCGATTTCGCATCAACTCCCAGTGTAACTATGGGGCAACCTAATGCCCCGTAGCTTTTATGCTCGTAGAATCTTATAAAGTTCTGCTTGAGCGTTTTCAAAGTTTGATGTTAACGAATTATTAGTTTCGTCTATCTGATTAAATGATTCAAATAATTTAACCTTAGTATCGAAAATATCTGTTAAATTAAACTCTTTACCTTCAGAGACCATGTAACAAACATAAGAGTTAAATAACTCTTTAATCTGTGCACCAGTCATACCATTTGCAATAATTTCGATAGCCTCACGAGCTGTATCAGTCGTAGCATCGAACTTGTTTTCTTTCATAAAGTCGCCGAAATACAAGTTGAATACATCATATGCATATTTTCCATCCAACGTATTGATAGGGAAAATCTTGTCAATTCGACCCGGACGCTTAGAGATACGTGCTTCAATCCGTTCAGGATGATTTGTTGTCATCATTACTACAGCACCGTTCTCAATATTCGGACGGTCAATACCATCTAGGAAGTTAAGAATAGCAGAATTATTACGACTACTTAACGTTGCTTCACAGTCTTCAAATACTACAATAGTACGTCGATTAATACGGCTACATTCTTGAATGTGCATTGCCATAGATTGAAAATCTGTAACGAATACTACTGGAGAATCCCCAGAATATTTTTTAGCTACGTCGTAACAAATAGAAGTTTTACCTGTACCCGGTTCACCACATAGTAAAAATTTACGTAACGGTTTCTGATTGAACTTTGAAAACATTTCAACATTGTCAAAGAAGAAGTCAACGCCTTTAATAAGTTCTTCTTTACATTGATGAATAGCTGGATTACTTTGGATATCAGTAATCTCTTTATAACGCATATAGGTTCCATATCGGCTTTCTACTGCTTGTGCTCGGTAGATACCTGACTTTGGTACGTTTGACTTTACTTCAAGTTCATCTTTTAATGCGGTTTCACACAGATAATTGTAAATATCTCGAGTATACACATACATGCGTAAAACTTCATCTTGATCTGTTGGCGACGGGCATACTACATAGTAAAATACCTTATCATCAACATAATATGCTTTTACTCCAGACATTAAATTCTTTTTATAATCATCCTCATCCATTTCAAGCTTTTTAGTACTAGCCTCTGCTCGAGTGATGTAATGATGTATAAGTGGTAGTTCCTCAGTTCCATATACTTCTGATAATACAGTTTTATCTCGTGAAGAAATCTTTTCGTAATAATCTGTAATATCTGTAGTTGTAACATAGATGAGTTCTTCTTCCTTAATGCCATAATTATTCTCTAACATTAACTTCTTAGCAATATCTTTCAGTTCATTATAATCTTTTACCATATATAAATTTTTTAGTTAATAATTTATACGGGAGAACATTTTGATAATGCGTCCAATATGTAGAAACGAGTGGTCACGTTTACATCGATGTAACATCTCTTTCTTATTCTCAGAGCTTTCCGTAACTTAGTATCCTATTATAGATACCACATCGTGACCATTAAAGACTCTAACCTTCCTGAGTCTTTATACTTTATTTTTTAAAGAATAAGTATATTTACTATCACTATTATACCTTCCTAATTCAAAGCAATGTACAATATCTTACTCAATTTCGTAGAATTTTAAGTCTTTACCTAAAAAGACTGGACCATTAGCTGTAAGTACAGCTACACCATCAGGATTTCGCACTTGTTTAGTAACAGCTGCTAATATCGTTTGTTCAGAAGGAACCTTCCCCTCCTTTTGGATCTCTTTATAACCATACAAATAAGCTGTAAGAAGAATATCTACCATCCGATTCTTATCATCTTGCTTAAGTGTAAAGTTAACGAAGTCCTGATATAGACCGTCTAATGCGAAATCATTTCTATTTTTGCCGTTTCCAGCCATGAAGTTTATCAGATGCACTACTAAATCGTGGAAACTTAACTTCTTTTCACAACCTATGAAGTGATTCCACCATTCAAAACAAGTCGCACCAATGACAAAGGAACCATCGTCTTTTAGACTTCTAGTTCCGGGCTTTTTGTCATTAAACAAAAAGGAATTGAATATATCTTCATCAGCTAGGATTCGTTCTAGATTTAATCTAGAGGATCTGCTGAGATTTTCCATCTTCAATCAATGTTAACGCTTTGAAAGTTTACAGACTGACCATATTGGGCCATGTTCAATCTGCACGAATCTTCCATAGCACGATTAGCATCAGCTAATGCCTGTGCCTGACGAGACAACGTTTCCATCATAGAGCTAATCTCCTTCCGTGACCGCTCGTTGAATGAAATAGTTAATTCAGTTGCCGTTTTGTCATCAGTAAAGAACTGAGGCAAACCTGTAGACTCGCTTGCGATTGCGGAGACTACTTCCTGAACTGTCGGTTTCTTAATAATATCACTAATGTCTTTAGCTCCTGCTAAATCAAGCTGAAGCTTAGGATCACGGTTAAACTGTACTACCATTTTACCGTCACCTACATCAACAAGCTCTGCTTGTCGGATGCGAATGCGTTCTACGCCATGTAACCAAATAGGATTTGCAAGCCGCTGCTTGCCTTCCCGCTCTTTGTTCGAATAATCTGCATCTACATTAGTCCGCTTAATCCGGATCAAGTTCATACCTAACAATGCACCTAATTGAGATGCTACTACTAAATTATAATTTACATTTACCATTTTTAAATTCCTCCTTTTGATAAGTTAATAATTAATGAAAATTTTCTCACATCTTTCCCTATGCGTTTCGTCACGATTTATCATCATCTTATATCAGATAGGTTAAAAACCACGGTCGTGTAACATTCAAGTTATGCAAGGAAAGATGCAAATATGTTTTTACTTTAATTTATATGATAAGCAAAATAATTCCGTTCTTGATAATTCGCTATTGCGGTATACTCCTTATAAACGAGACAGGTTTATAAGTTTACTAAGTCATATCTTACTTTGGAACCGCATACTGCATTGTGACCAGAGCTAATGAAACTCATCGATGAGTATTCTAGGTTCTGATTCCAAGCTGTACTATATTCTGTAATCTCTATTACAGAAGATCCGTAATAATCACCACGTTTTTTCTGGTTACTCAGATAAAAATAGTAAAGTAAATAAGTTAGCAAGACTATATCCTAGGGATAGAACTAGTATAGATTGACCTATCTAGGTTCATATAAACTTTACTAATGATTAGAACTGTTTTATCGGGCAAGTAGTTATGTCCGGTCGTTTTTACAGAACGTTGCTAAAACTGCAAGGCGATCAAAGGAATTGCCATCTTTGTCTTTGTTATTTGTAATAACTTATAGGTCTCATATAGTTATTCACTAACGCCTACCTCTTACGCTAGATATACTTATTACTAAGTACAGAGCTACCAACGTAACCTTGGCTAGGATTTTGTTTATTTTACTTGGATGAAGATTGAGGACTTTCACCTCTTCTCATTTACTCTCGCTTATAAATAGGTCTATAAGTAATAGTTCACTTTCGTTCACTCTTAAAGATTTACAAGCTTCAATGAGACGCTTTCTCTCGAACATATAATATTGCGTATTATACCCTGATACTACTAAGCAATCGCATTCGCCAAGTTGTGGTCGCATTCAGTTTCCCTAGCGAGGACATCCACAAATTTGTTATTCGGTTGTTGAACCTACGTTAGTTAGACATGTTAATTCCGCTTTTGTTTAAGAGTCTCGTTAACTCTCGAGCCAGTGATAGGAATTCCTTCCCAGAGTAAATAAATACTATAAGTGGTTCATTTATACTTACAAAAGGATATTGTAAGCCGCACTATTAATACTCCCTTACTATTACACTATTTTATTAGTCTTGAATTTAGCTCCTTGACTATAAAAAGCCCTACTTTCGTTATATCTATTAAAGAAAGCTTAAACTAAACTTACTCACACCTTTAGTTTACCAGAGCGGTGAGTTTCTCTTTTTATACGAACCCTATACACTTCGCCACGGTGTCTCTAGGGGTTGAGGTAGTCTTTTCGCCACTATTCTCCTGCGTATGTTCGTTTCCATGACTTATACTGACATAACTCTATACTGATTTTAGTATTGAACATAAAACTCGGTCAGTTTTATTTAAAATCGTACCTGTCCTGATCCTTTAGAGCGTATCTTAAAAGACGTAGTATCACTCCTACGTAGTTAATACCCAGCACCTGAAGTACCCCCTTATAAAGACTATTTTAACTAGTTTTCTACGCTAGTGAACATCTTTATAAGCTCTTGCAAGCACAGACTTGGCATCTGCTCCGGATAACCTGTCATAAGTAATTATAGAAGTCCGTTACCTCTTCTATTATTATATATGGGCCATAGCCACTCAGCTTTTAGTATATCCTACCAGTTTCTTGATTTTAAATACCCTTTCTTCATACACTCATCCATAACTAAGCCAGATGTTATGTTGTCTAGATCCTTATTACTATACTACAAAAATAGTAATAACTGTAGAGTGGAACACTAAAGGTAGCTATTTATTTAATGACGGTTTGGACCCGTCATGGACGCTATTCGGTCTATTAAAGTTAGGTTAAACAGATGGAACTTGTTTGCCTTTAAACTACATTTCGTCCTTACTTGAAACCGCACTTGATAGTGCCTACGGATTCTTAAGAGGATTCATTTGATCTTACTTAAGGATCTCTTTACTATGTAGTAACCCCTTGCAATGTTTGTCTTCGTCGCTGCTGCGCTAGATCGTGTCTTTTAATCTTCACCAACCGGTTCTCAAGATTTATGGGCTTTGCACACTGACCCATTTTCCTATTAACTTTTCAGAAGTAAAAGAATAAACTTCATAATAGGTTATCATGCTCTTGGCTCGATGTATATATTGGAGAATATATACTATCCCTACGGCATCCTGTATTCTTTGTCTACGTAATATCACAAGTTGATCAGACTTATCGAAATAAAACATACGCTGCCTTATTGCTTTTTAAGTGTGCAGCTACAATATCACTCTCCTTCATCTTACCACGGGTAAGGAGTCGTTTGACCCGACAGCTTTTATCTTTAACTGTTATGTTATACACCATGCAAAGAATAAACACATTATAAAGAAGATAATTAAGCCTACAAATGCTAATTTATCCAATGTACTATTTTTTGCTTTCATCTCTCTACGCTTTTAGGAATCTGAACACTTGGTACGTGAAATGTAGGTACTGGTAAAGAAAATAGTACTACTTTCTCCAAATATTCAGTTTTTGTTTCATACTTTACCTCCTTTTTAATGATTGGTTTACTCGGAACCTCAATTACCTCCGTAGGATGATTTACTGTTACGTTGGCTTTGCCTATTCCGTTACTGCTTATGACGTTTGCGGTTCCTTTGTTTAAATCAATCTGTAGGTCAAACTGACCTACAGGATTGAATTTTGGAATTGTAAGCTCGGGCATTCTTTGCTCTGCTTTAGCCTCATTTGGGCTCAATTTGATGACAGTTATAATCGCTATAAACGAAAATAATGCACACCAAAGAAAATCAGTTAACCGATTCATGATTGATTATTTTTTCGGTTTCTCTGCCTCCTTCTCGTCTTTTTTCTCCTCTTGCGGAGCAGTTTTACCAGACGTTGCCTCTAATGCCTTGTTTACCTCAGCTGTATAATTCTGCTCGACAAGTTGCGCAATTTGTCCAGAAGTCTTATACAAGTTCATAATAGTAACAATTAAGTTAGTGGCACGGAGGTTATAACCAGCTTCTGCTGGGCTACCTAAACGTTCTGCATAGACATTCTGGAGACGTCCCATAATCTCCTTGTCTACATCCGTTGTCTTAGTAGGATACAATAAGCAGTCTTCACGCTTACCGTCTTTCAATCCGTTCCAAGCAATGTTATTCTCTAGCGGCTCGTTAGGATTGTTCTGTGCTGCTTTGTGCTTTACAATGATCTTAATGATCTCAGCTGCATCTTCGTCAGATAACTGCGGGAAGTTACGCTTAAGAGTTAAGTGACTCTTAATCGGATTCTTCTGTGTAGCAGCGGACGAATAAATTTGTCCTCCAATTGCATTCAAGAACGTAGACTTAGCTGTACCAAGAATTGACAAAAGATTGTCAAATATGGTTGCATTGGATGCTGATTCCCACATAGCCTTCTCTTCCTTGTTCTCTGCAGACAGCATCTTGTACATACGTAGCTTAGAGGTAGATACTAAGAAGCGGTTATCTTTGGACAATGTGTCACTCAAGATATAGAGAAGCGCTTTCTTAGCGTCCTCATCGCTCTTCCACAAAGCTGGATCCATGGTAGGCTTAGTGCCTCTTTGCATCTTGATCTCTTCTTTAACTGTCTCAACAGTCTCAGGAGATGCTCCTTCAAACGGAATTAGGAGCTGATCAGGCTTGTTAGGATCCGGAACAGCCTTCTCTGCCGGTAATGCAATGCCAAAGTATCCCATAGCTCGTACATAGGCTCCTAAGGCGTTAACAGGTACAGACATACCTAGTTTCTTACCGTTAATTGCCATGTTAATACCAGCTACAGCAATACAGTAACAAGTAAGGTCATCAACCATCTCGTTAGCTGCTATTACTACAGGATTCTTCGGATCTTTCCCTTTGAACCGTTCAGTAGCTACGTGAGTTAACAACACCATGTGGTTAGCGTCCATAGTACTTTCCGGAGTAAGAGAAATACTACCGAGAATAGACTGTAATTCTGCATTTTTGAATACCTCAGCCGACATCTCTGCTTGCGTAGGCATAGCTGCGTTATTAACCTCTTCTGGTTGAACTACAGCTGGTTGATCGCCTGTTGCTCCTTCTGCAGGTGCAGCAGCAGGTGTCGGATCAGGTTTCTTTTGTTCCTTTGTGTCAGCTTTCGGCTGTACATCAGGTTGAGGTGCAGGCTTCTTCGGTGCCTTATCCTCTACTTTAGTTTCTACAGCAGCTTGTACTTTTACTTCCTCAGCTGCCTTTGTCTCTACTTTCGGAGCAGTAGCTCCTTTCTTTGCTTTATTCTTTGCCATTTTGATAATGTTTTAAAGATTGTGTTTAAATGTTAATTACTTGGTACGAACGTACCTAATTCTCTCGTTTGTCTGTTTTTGTTAGTGTTATCGCTATCTATGAGTCATCAAAGATAATGTGTTCCATTATATAGTTTAAACTATTCAATGGTAACACGTTCATCACTGGTGCCCATGTAAGGCATTCTGATAATAATGACTCCTGACCTGTAGTATCCTGTTCGGTAACTTCAGCCATTACTATCTGGTTAAAGCATACTACATGGGGGTCAGTAGAATCTCCTGCCTTACTAATTACCTCAACATTAGCAGCTGCTTTAGCTTTTGGCTTGCTGCTGAAAATGTAAAGGAAACCTATAGACACACATACGCTAACACTAAAACAGAATAATAGTCTCCAAACTAAATCGTTACTACGGTTGGCCTTCCCTATAACGATTGCAGCTAAGATAACTATAATTGCGATAATTGCAACTTCTGTCATGATGTGTAAGTATTTGTTAGTTATTGTTAATGTTGTCAAAGAATTCTCGCAATCTCTTCTTAGCTTTGTTTAAGTCACTTTTTACAGTTCCTATTGGCACGCCAAGCTCAGTTGCAAGTTCCTCATAACTTAAGCCTTTGAAATATCGTAATTCTAATATATTACGATATTTAGATCTTAATTTATGTAGAGCTACTTTCAGTTGTTCAACAGTTTCCTGTTTCATGATAGCTTCCTCAGGACTGAGATCATTGCTATCTAACTGAATGTAATTGTCCTCAGAATCTATATAATGATTCTGTTTCTCATTCTTAGAAGATCTTATATAATCTATTGCAGTGTTAATTGCTATAGTTTTTAACCACATTTCAAATGAAATAGGGTTTACATAAGATTCTAATCTACTAAATGCTTTTGTGAAGGTAACAGATAATAAGTCATCTGCTACATCTTCATTCTTTACAATATCATAGATAATGTATCGAATAAGTTTATGATGCCGATCATAAAGCTCTGTAAAAGCATCTTGCTTACCAAGCTTAGCTTGCTGAATAAGAAGGTCTTCGTCTTCTCTTTTCATAATCAAACTAACTTGTTAGTAAATGTTAGGGGAGTCGAACCCCTAACATTTTAAAAAGGACAAGGCCTAGATTCAAAACAAAATGGTAAACCTAATACTTTCATAAGATAATAATCCTCGAAGACTGGTTTCCTAATGTCGTATTGCAGATGTACATTGTCGAATATTTCGTCAGCATAGATTCTAGGTAGTCCTAACTTGTTCAGCATAGATACGAAAATACGCATCTGAACTGCATCCGTTGCCCTTGTATTATGTAACATGGCAAGGTGTGTAAAGAGTTTCCTTTGTACAAATAGTAACAATGCCCTTACTTGGATTTTATGTTGAATCCACTTTAGTAATTCTTTATCACTATATTGTTTAGGGAATACTCCGTCTGGCCCATATGTCTGTGATATGACTGAGCCAAATAGATTCCAGTCTTCTTCTACTTTAGGTAGATAGGGTAAGACTAGACGGTCGTTTAGATAATCACACAGATCTGTATAATTTACTGTGAGACTATGTTCCTTTTGTCTCTCCATAACTGATCAATGATTGTTTGAGCTTCACCGTAACTGATGCTAGGGTTTGTTAGCATGATATCTGTAAGTAACTTTTCACGATCTAAATCACCACATAATGATAACCATTTTTTGTACTGTTTAGGTGTGTAGGGTAACTTCGGTATCTGTACTACTTCCTGCATCGGACTGATGATGTTCAAGTCGATCTGTCTGAAGTTAAATTCGCACGGTTTCTCAGTTAATACAGTTCTTGCTTCTGTACTGATTTCTAACTCTCCAGTATCAATGAACTTTGTTAAGTTTAACACTCTTGCAACCTGTAGCATAGGTGCGCTTCCTATTACTACTGCTATGTACTCTTGTCCACTGATTGTTACTAAATAAGTTCCACTAGTTGTCAACGTTTTCATTTTCCTTCCTAATAAATTCGTTATACACTCGAGCAATATCCATTGCCTCTATTAGATCTTTTTTGTAAGTTTTAGCAATGATTGTTGCTATCTCCGTAACATCTTGTGCATCTCTTAGCAATGCTAAGAACTCTTTCCTCTCTTGGGGACTTTCAAAATAAATACGTTTTCCTACCCTCATACGTTTCTGGTTTATCAAATACTTCCATTTCCTTCCATATACAGCCATCCCTAAGCATTTCATGCCATTGTGATGGTAAGTTATACGTATAATATAATGGTTTACTACTACGATTACGCTTGTTATGATAGAAATCCCACCAATTCCAGTCTTTCAATTGAATTATTCCAAATGGTTTACTAGAATTAGAGTTAGTGCAAAGTAGCACAACACCTTTTCTACTGCTAATCTTAAGACTATCAGCTTGTTTGTCTTTTACCTGTACTCCTTTCTCTTTGAGAAAGTTATACATTCCTACAACGTTATCTCTTACTCCGGCACATATAAATTCCTGAGTAAATGAAGATACGTTAAATAGATCATACTTTGCTTCACTTGGACTCATCATCTTCTGCAAATGTAGGAATACAACCATGTGATTCTAGCATATCAGCTTCTAGACTTAAGTCTATCCACCAATCTATCCCTTGAGGCTCTTCTTCGAAGTCTGCAGCGTTAATTAATGTATTCTCTTTCAAGTGCATAATTAACTCTCGACCTGTCAAAAGGTGTTCGTAACAATACTTAGCAACTGCACTTATCAGCTGATTAAGTACTCCATGATTCTCCCCAACTCTTTTCCAAGATTCAGGAAGATTTTCACTAACATAGGCTACATAGCCTGAAAAACTAACTTTTGCCATCTATACTGTTTTTAGTTTGTGTTATCTAGTAGGATTCGAACCTACACTACTGGATAACCAGCGTTCTACCATTAAACTATAGATATCCCTCACTTTCGTAGTTAGCACGTGACTTTACGCAACTGCTAGTTGAGTATAGTCTGTGACAAAATTATTGCCATTTAAACACACATGAACCTATCTTATCTCTCTAATTGCTAGTCAAATCCAAGCAGCCCCTTAAAGTATATCTTTTTTACTCAAACGCAATGGTATAGTGAGAAAAGATATACAGAAACTCGTGGAGCTGGAGGGAGTCGAACCCTCGTCCTAACAGTGATTGATAAGCCTAATAAGACACAATACAGTTCTTATACTGTGAATACTTTCTAATTTTTAATCCTTGCTATCAAATTATCAGTGGTGAATGTAAGGAGATCTCTCTCCTTACACCCTAATTTTGGTTCCTTTAGTAGTAATAAATCATTTAATACTAAAGTGAACTCCAATGCTACAATGAGACTCATATGATCGTCACTTTCTGTTGTACTAAACTATTATTGGCTTATAGCTCTCTACTAACTAAACCTGAGAAAACTGAAAATGAGTACGTAGGACTAGCTGTCTCAACGGATCTCGTACTCTTTAGTCTTGATGCTAATTTCGCCTTCCTGCTTTTGTCTCGATGGATCTTAAGCAATGCAAGTATATCTCTTGCGTTGTGAAATACTACTACATTCATACCCCACTACTCTTTTCGGCTTATAGCTCTTCAGAGCGGAATTGTTGATTAATAGCGGTCGAAGCTATCTCTCAAAACACTCCAGCTACAATCGCTGTAGATATGATTCAATTGTTTCAAGTAGCCACTGAACTCTGCTTTCTTTTCAAGCAGTTTATCAGATGCTTCTTTCTCAATCTTCTCGTCCTCTTTTTTCCAATCTTCTGGAGTTATACCACCGGCTTTTAAGCGATTCATGTTCTCGCCCACTTTTGTCAGACGTTCTTTCTCTACCTCCTCAAATGCACGAGCTCTTTTCAGTCTCAATTTTGAGTAACCGATCTTGTACTCAGAATTTTGCAGAGTACAGATCATCTCTTGTTTGAGATTCTCCTCTCGGCCTTTCAGGATGTCCTCGTTTGCAGCTTTGATGATGTCTTCGCTTACCTTTCTACCTTCGGTGATCTCTGTAATAATGTCTTTAGGTTCCATTTTCTTTTGTTTTTTGATGTTGATAATTAATTTTGATAAAGTTCTAGAATTGTATCTCTTTTCAAGCTATGATTAGAGATAATTTTTCTACGGTGTAGAGTTCTAAAGGTAATTGGAATGTATAAAGGATTTTTCCCTGATACTGTTCTCCTAACCATCTCGATAAGTGTATGCTCATTCCAACGTAAAACATTGCTATGATAATGCATAACAAGTGCTAATATAGTTACGTAGTGACCATAGATTTTTTTACTTTTAAGATACCATTCTATAGCTGGTTCTCTGGCTAATGCTTCTCTAATTACTTGTTTTACTTTTGTTTTTTCCATATCTCAATTGTGTTAGTTTCAAATAATAAGCATGCCCTCTTATTCCTATTTCTTATTCAGAGGGAACCTCTTCTCCTTCTTATAATTAATAACCTCCTGTGAGATTATCATTTGTACAAGTACACAATCCCGTAGTATGCATCTTCACATACCGTTCATGGGCTTAGGGCGTTAGGTTTAACATGCTTTAGGGGAATGACCACCATATCTTAACAATTTAAGAATTATAGACTTGAGGACTAGTAACTGGCGGTAACTAGCTATCCTCACGAAATCTCTGTGCTTTAGACTCTCTTTTATAAGGAGTCATCTTAGGCTTATGCGGAGTGTATTTCCGCATAGCCTTTGAATCCTTAGAATCTTTCTTTGTCTTGCTCATAAAGTATTCTGCAAAATGTTGCGACATTGAAAAATAAGGAACTTTAGCTTTCTCCTTTCGAAGTAAGCCCATTCTGGAGAACCTTCTTTGATCGATGCAATTGTTGTAATAACATCGTGATTTACTAAGTCTTTAGGACCATAGTAAGCACATACGAACTTTGTCGCAAAATGCACAGGATCTGTAGGTTCACCAAATTCAACAATCAAATTGTCTGTTAATGTTGCTATTTCAGCATTAACAGGATTTACGACTCTAAACAGGTCGTTAGGCTCTAAGATAGTTAGAAACCCTCCATTTTGCTTATACTCAGGATTAATAGTTTCTAACTTACTTAAAATGCTAGAAAATAGCACTTGAACTTCCTCTTTAGAAAGTCCTGGAGGCAATATTACAACTGCTACTCCATTAATCTTACTGTTCATTTTGATAATTTTTAGTTAAATAATTTGATGACGTCTCCGCATGTACAACTACGGAGAAGATTTTGATTGAACGATTGTTGTTTAATAACAACTCATATTGTACTATGAGTAACTAATAACAAGTGTCATCGTGAAGTTTTACGTCTGCAAAATAAATATTAAAAAACTCTTACGTAAAACTTCTTAAAATCGGCTATCTAACATATTTTACGTTATAGCAGAATTGTATTGCCAGTACAATTCTTATTAACGGCATGATTTTAACGTCCGCACGATCATAATTATATAAATACGAATGTCCAAATATATTTATATGTCGTATTTAATAAATATAAATGTCTATATAATTACTTACGCCCCACATGCTTGTCATCTTCTGATGATCTGATAGAAAAATATGCACTACCTTCACAGGCAATGCATATAAAAAGTATACTCCTGAACCAAAAAGAATTTTACTTTACTGAATCAGCTGGAGTAAGAGAGACTTCATTCCCTGGCGGTGTTTTTTTTTTTTTTTTTTT